CGACTTACAAGTCCGCAGCAATCTTATTCTCGGAAACAATACTGCTAACTTCAGAGGTATTAAAATACAAAAGAATCCAAATGGAACTGCTCCTTATAATGCTATTACTAATATTGCAACAAATATACCTGGATGCTCAAACTCCAGTAATCTTACCACTGTATATAGTGATTTCCAGATATCTAGTAATTTGATACTTACCAATACTATGAGAATGCGTGGACTTTATATTCAGAAGAATTCGAATGTAAGCGGAACTCCATACAATGTCACCAGCCAAATTACATCAATCACTGGCTTTTCCAATTCCAATAATATTTCAACAGTATATGCATCCAATTATGTGAATATAGTATCTAGTAATGTAGAAGTCATTCGCTTTAATTCGAATGGCTATGTCGGCATAGGTGTACCAAATCCAGCTTATAAATTGGATGTTGCTGGTGATATTCAAGCTACCGGACAGCTAATTAATAATTATCCTGTACATTTATCATTATGTGGAAGCCCTCTTATATATGATTCGTCATCTACAAATGTTGCATCATTCAGTAGTAGTGCTTATTTTTCAATAAAGATTCAAACTTCATTATCAACATCAAAAAATTGGACTCCTTCATACACAAATAATTCTGGATTAAATATTCCTCATACAGGATTATATTCTGTAAAATTTATATGCACTTTAAACAGTGCAAGTAATGCTACAATAGAACAATTTATATTAAGAAATCAAGGAACTTCAATTAATGATCCATCCACATTAATTGCTCTTTCAACGTGTGTAGCCAATAATACCACTATTGAAAATACAATATCATCAACTGAATATTTCCAGAAAAATGAAACAGTTTATTTCGGGTTATATTGTAATAGTACATCAACGGGTATGGCAGTAAATTCATCACGTACAATGTTCACAATTACTTTATTGCAAAGAACAGCTTAAGCGAATAAAATCTTTTGGTTTCTCTAACTTTTTAAATTTAAATAGTGACATTATGATTAAAACAATGTATGGTGCACTTAAGAAAACCATGACTCTTATTGAAGATCTTAAATCCGAATTCGATGCATATAAAGCCGCACATCCTTAAAAATCTTCTATAACAACTCGTTCCATATCGGCTAATAATAATTCCATCTGATTAAATATATACATCATTGACTCGTCTCTTTTTTCTTCCGATAATTCTATTTTAACAAATGGAATTTCACTATATTTTATACAATCTCTTGAAAATTCTTCAAATTTACCTACTGAATTTCCCATTAAAAATAATATAGAATTTTTCTAAATAAATTTATACGCACAATCGCATAAATATCAAAAATTTGATAAGCATTTAAAGAAATTACGCAATAATATACTAGAAGAAAATATGATTGAAATTGATGTCGAATTTAGCAACACAGTGTCTTCAGCCACTTTCCAAGACAAGACTCATTTAGATCTATCTGATTGTTCACCTCATGAGTCACCTCACGAGTCACCTCACGAGTCACCTCACGAGTCACCTCAAACAATAGCAGATGCTTTTAAATTTGTGAAGGATATAGGACAAGGATCATTTGGTGTAGTAAAATTATTATATCATATTACAACAAAACGATATGTAGCTGTTAAAATGGTTAAAATAAATCGAGTCGAAGCCGAAATATCATTTCAATTAAAACTAAAAAAACATCCAAATATAATTCAACTTTATTGTTATTATACTAAAAATGATAATGCTTATATTTTCATGGAATATGCAGAACATGGTGATCTTCTAAACCTATTGAGAACTAATAAAACACAAACTATAAGTGAATTACATGCGAAAGCTATATTTATGCAATTATTAAATGCTGTAAGCTATTGTCATGAAAATAACATATTTCATCGTGATATTAAACTTGAAAATATATTATTAAATGATACAATCGTGAAATTGGCAGATTTTGGTTATTCCTGCCCACTAGATAATATACAATATGGTCCTATTGTGGGAACTCCAGGTTATATAGCTCCAGAAATTATAAAACATGAAAAATACGATGGCACCAAGGTAGATATATGGGCATGTGGTGTTGTATTATATGTATTAGTATGTGGAAGATATCCATTTGAATATACTGTACCAGAAGATCCGAGTAAAGCAAACATCTATAGTTTTAGTGAATTATTTGGTAAAATTTTAAGAGGAAATTATATTATACCTAAAAATATGTCAACTGAGCTAAAATATTTATTACAACGCATTTTCACACTAGATCCGGATAAACGTATAACGATTAAAGAGATTTGGGAATCTGAGTGGATGAATGTTGATTTAAAAAATATAATTTAAAATAAATGGACGGTAATATTGAGATTACAAAGTCTAATGCCTATTTTTTCTTGGATTCTATAGCAGGTGACATGATTTTTTATACATCATCTAACTCGCAAAGTATACTTTTTGGTACATTAAGTAATTTCAATTCTGGATTAAAGATTAATTCAGATTTAATACAATTTAATCAACAAGTAAGTTATAATTATAATACTGGATTTTATGAAAAATTCCCTAAAGCATCCATACATACAACACGTGATTTTCTTATTTCATCAAATCCTATTTCACAACAATCCACACCAACCGATCACCCACCCAGTATATATATGATATACGCATCAAATGCATCATATATCCAATCAATTGAACGCAATCCTATATTATCGACTTATCATAATTTAAATATAGAAGCCAGAAATCTTTGTATACAGTCATCCAATATAATTTCCTTATATGGTAATGTGGGAATTAATACATCAAGTCCAAGTGAAGCACTTCATATAGCTGGTAATTTGCGACTTGATGCTAATCTTATTTTAAATTCAAATGCTTATTTTGTATTCGGCGTCAATCCGGGATTAGCAGGTCGTATAGGTAATTCATTATTAACAGAAAATTCATTAGATATAATTGGCTTATCAACATCAACTCAAAAAGGTCGTACGATAACATTTTATATAGATTCAAATATTGGAAATGCATCAGCAGGATCTGCTACATTTTATGGTGGTAATTTATTACTTACTACAGGAAATATAGGTATTGGCAGGAGTAATCCTCAAGCACAAATACATATAGGACAAACAAAATCGAATAATATACTTATTAAATCAGATGATCAAGGACATAGTTCTCTAGAATTTAATGGAAATCAAATTGATTCGACGAAAAGCACATGGCGCATTTATACAGATCAATCTTCTAGTAATGATTCTTTTAATATACAGACAGTCACAAGTACAAATACATATAATTATTTTACATTTTATGATTTTAATATTGGCTATAATATGACTACACCTACTGCTAAAATTCATATTGTAGGAAATACTACACTTGGAACATCTCAAGATGGTACAGACGCAAAATATAATCCACTAACATTAGAAGATAATTCCGGTAATTTAATGCGTATTGTTCATAAAAATACACATCCAACCAATAGCACAATGTATAATTATGAAACAAATAAAAATGTATATTGGGGAGAATCAAATGATATAGGTGCTTATCTTTTTCAAGGCCGCAATGTATCTATAGGTTCTGCATATCCGAATACAAAACTAAGTATAGGCGATGGTCAGCAAGATATAACCAGTGCTCTTAAATTCAATACAGGTTATTGTGATAAGATATATTTTACTGCATCAAATACCGGTTCTAGGATATCATATTCATCAAATGATACTTTAAATTTTAATGCAGATATTTTTACATTTAAGGCAAGTATAAATTCTAGTGAAAAAATGCGCATTGATACTTATGGAAATCTCGGCATTCATACATCCAATCCTCAAGCAATATTGCATGTTGTAACAAATTCTTCTGCGAATCCATCAAATAATCCAATTGCTATATTTGATGGCTTAGGTTCTTCAAATACTTCAGACCATATAATAAAAATCTTAGGGAAATCGAATCAATATATGCATATAGATTTATTAGATCAATCTACAAATGGTTGGCGAATAGGACAATGTAATCAACAATTTTCGATTCAACATACGAATGGACAAACTGCTATTCAGTTAACTTCAAATGGTAATATTTATATGTTTTCAAATATAGGAATTGGCATAAATTCACCAGAATCACAATTTCATGTAAGTTCGAAATTACAAATCGGTACTCAAATCACTCAAAGTCCCTCGCAATCTATTTTATCTCTTCAAGGTAATAATCAAACTGCATATCGTCAATGGAATTTTATGGTAGGTGCATCAAATACTAATATTTCCGCATATGATACGATGAGATTAAGATTGTATGATAGTAATCAAGAACGGTTAACAATAAATGATTCAGGATTTATAGGGATGGGAATATCAACACCAAGTAATATACTGCATGTCTCATGTCCTAGTAATTCAGTTGCTATATTTGAGACAACTAATTCCAATGCATCATCTTATATTACATTTAGAGCATCTAATTCAGGTCAATGTTTTATAGGAACAGATGGTACAGGTCTAGTAAATAATTCTCCAGGATCATTAATATTAGGTACAGGAAACAATTATCATATACTTTTATCAACAAGTAATCAAGAACGTATGCGAGTAACATCAAATGGCAATATATCTATATCAAATAGTCTAGGTATTAACACATTAAATCCTACAGAAAAATTACATGTTGTCGGCAATATAATAAGCTCACAATCTATCGAACAGTTCACTAAGATATCTGGACCTCTTATAGAAGTTTATGCGTCGAATGCACTTTATCAATGTTATATTGAACCAGGATATACAGGAATACATTTAGAGAGTCTTAAACAAGACACACAGACGCCTCTACCTATGAATATTAATACACAAAAGAAAGCTCCTATAATTATAGGTGGTGATTTATATCCAAATTCAAATACTTCATCATTAGGAATTATAAATAATCAATGGTCAAATCTATATACATCAAATGCAAATATTACAAAACTTTTTGCATCGAATGTTACAGTTACAGGATCATTAAATACAACTTCTACAAATAATAATGGCGTACGTCTTAATCTTAAAGCCAATAGTAGTGAGGAAAATTGGTTTATTAGAGGACCGGATATTACTAGTAATTCACTAATGATGTTAGGATATAATAATACTTCAACTGATTGCAATATTTTGCGAATTGATTCCGGATTATATACAGCACCACGTGGTATAACGTGTTATGGAGGTATTACATCAATTGAAGATTCGACATTCCAGTCAAAATTAACAGCATCAAATCTAATTAGTCAGACTTATTATTCAGTTACTGCAATATTGTCTTCAAACTTGAGTGATAACTTCAGTTTTAATACAATTACAGGAAGTAATATTACTTATTCGAATATATTTACATTTATTCCAGTAGAGTCTCTTACTTATAATATAAGCACGAATTCATTTAAATCTTTTATTCCACCAGTCACAGGATTATGGAGAATCGATGCGACATTCGCATGGCCAATATCATATGGTAGTTATTATGGCATTAGCTTAGTAAAAAATTATACATCTATTTCAGGAAGTTCTACACCAGGAGGTACAATTATAGATTGGTATAAAATAGGAACCAATGGGACTATAAATAGTAGACCTACTACTGTTTATGGATCTGAATATCGTTTTAATTTATATGGAACAGTTTATTTAACAACTACAGATAATATTACAACATCAATAGGTAATACATATCCAAGTTTACAAGGATCTAATATTTCGAATTTTAATGACTGCAAAATAACATTCAGCCTAATTCAGCGCGCGGCCTAGCGGCACGGCCTAAGACGGCACGGCCTAAGACGGCACGGCCTTCAAAAAATCTTATTTATATATTCAATAATATCATTCACAGATTTATCGGAGTTATAATGATAACACGACCATCTTTTACGTCCAATAGGTAAATTATTTTTTTGATCATCTACAAATATAAAATGAGTATCGCCAGAAAATTTATTCTCAATAAAATCATAGCTTTTCATATTTGGTTTTAGATTATACATATGTAATGGATATATGATTTTTTCACTAGGTATATGTAAATTTACAGATTTAGAAAAAATACTAACCCAGTTTATATGAGCATTTGTATATATATACCATTTCGTATTATTTTTTTCACAAAAATCTATTATTTTATTAAATTCATAGCCGGTATTATATGTATTTCTACATATATATTTCTGTAAATAATCTAATATATTTGGATCAAATACATAATCATTATATTCTTGTAAAGTAACTGGTGTTGAAAACATTTCATTTAACATAGTAACAGTATGTCCATATTTTGGATAGAAATCATAATTTACTTTTTTAGCTAAATTAAGTTTTAGTCCAGTTTTTTCTTTAACAAATCTAGCAGATCTATTTAATTGATATTGAGTTAATATTTTGTTTTTAAGAATGACACCATCAAAGTCTAATAGTAAATGACGATTCATTAAATTATATATAACATAATCAGTAAAATTATCTTTATATAATTTAATAAATAAAATGGTATTTGCGATTGCAGGAATCGTAGTAGGATTTATTGCATTAGCAAGTATTGTTGTTATATCTATTATTGGTTTTAATAAAGCAAATTATATTCAGGGTGATTATAATACAAAAGTAAAAGATGTAGTCGACCAAGTTAATTCAGCACAGTATTATGAATATGAGTTTGATAAGAAACATAAGACACAGACAAATGATTTATCTAAAAACGTAGATGATGTTAGAAATACATATTTAACTAAAGATGATGCTTCTTCTACATATGTTAAAAAATCAGATTCGGGTGCTAATATAAATACTGAAAAATTAAATATAGCAAATAATTTGATTGCTGATAAAAACTTTTCACAGACAAATAATATTCGTTTTTCTAATAAATGGACAGGCTTTTCGGATAATGCCACTGATAAATCAGAAATTTCCAATGATACAGATACTTTTAAAAAACTTATGATTATTGGCAATAAATCTGCAGGTGAAGAACATAAAGTTGGTATATGGGATAAATTAGATGTACATGGTAATTTAGGAGTAGATGGCAGTGCAACAGTCGGTGGAAATTTTTCAATTAATGGAACGACTATGTATAATAAGGGACGACAAAATATTCATGGAGAGGAATCATTATATTTATTAAATAAATCAGGAGTTGTTATTGGTAAAGAAGGGGGAGGTAATGGAAATTTAAATGTTCAAGGTAATTTAGGTGTGGGTGCTAATATTCCAAGTGATTGGAGAGGTTTAAATCTTTTAAGAAAAGATGGACGTTGGTCTCATTTAGATTTTAAAGATAATGGTATAAATTATTTACGTGGATATACACAAATCGATGATGGATTAGGTGTTAGCGGTGATGCATTTATCACTGGAAATATGAGTGTAAATAGTGTTGCTCAACGTTCAGACAAAACCCTAAAGAAAAATATCTCGGAATTATCTAATGACGAAATCAATAAACTATCACAATTAGACCCTAAAAGCTATCAATTTATTGATGATAAAAATAATACTAAACGTTTTGGGTTTGTTGCACAAGATGTAGAGAAAGTATATCCGAATCTAGTATCTGATGGCCAAGATGGTAAAAAAGCATTAAATTATACAGATATGATACCGTTAACAGTAGCCGGTATTAACAAGATAAATAAACAAGTTCAACCGGATAAATTATGCATAAACAATGTATGTTTAACAGAAGCCGATTTATTAAAACTCAAAAAGCTGTAAATTATTTTTCTACTTTAATAATAATAATAGTAATAAAAAAATGATTACTATGATTATTGTATCCGTTATATCTGTTTTAGTAGTTATAGGAGTTACAGCTACATACTATGTGCAAAATCGTAGTAGAGAAAAGTTATATGATAAAAAAATGCAAGAATATGCTACAAAAATAAATAGCGCACATCAATATGAATATGAAACAAATCAAGAACAGGAAGTTTCATTAGATAAAGTACGAAGCGATGTACTTAAATATAATAATAAAATTGATACAATATCTAATGATTTGGACTATATAAAGAAACAACAGGGTGATAAGATTAATGCGTTAAATTCTAATTATGATAGTTTAAAATCATTACACTCGAGTGATATAAATAATGTAACAGCAGTAAATAATGATCAGGATAATAAAATTAATACTATTAGAACAGATGTATCTGGGCTAAAAACGGATATTAAAACAGCAAATGATAAAATAACAGTTATTAATGGTCAATTAGTTAATATTGGTGAAAAACAACAAAATGAGATTAATTCTTTAATCGCTGATGCTACTAAAATAAAGACAGAACAAGGTAATTTAAGAGATACAGTATATTCAGTTCAGAATGATTATACAGGAAAAATTAAAACTGTATTAGATACTGCTACATTAGTAAAAACGAATGTAGATACTTTAAATAATTCATTTAATACGTTAAGTAATACAATAAATAAGTATGTATTAACAGCAGATGCAGATAAAAAATATGCTCAGACTTCTGCATTAAATAACTATGTTACTGCATCGGATTATAATTCTTTCAAGAACAGTATGTCAGATAAGCCTACTAAAACTGAATTAAATGCATTAATTGGACAATATGTTGTTCAAGATAATTTAAAACCTATAAATAATAGTATATCTGATAATCAAAAAGCTTTAAGTGAGATGAAATTAATTGTTGATACGATTCAGAAGACTTATGCTAAATCATCTGATTTAGCATTATTAAATAGTACTGCACAAGGAACAACTGTTAATATCAATGGGTTAAACGCAACATTACAGGCGTATAATGCAAATTTAATTAAGATGGATAATGCAATATCTAAATTAAATACTGATTTTATTGATTATAAAAATACAGTTGGAAATACATATGCATTAAAAAGTACTTTAGATAGTATTAATACAAATTTGCAAGGGCAAATTAATACATTAAAAACACAAGCAAATATTACTGGCGATAATATTACAGCAAATAAATTATTATATGCATCTGGAGATGTTGTATTAAATAACATTAAATTTTCGAATGGAGCAGTATCCGGTTATGCTGATAGTGCAGCTAATCGATCAGAAATAGCGAATCACGATAATCAACTTAAGATTATAGGAAATAAGACTGTTATTAATAATGTACCTTTTCATCAAATTGGTCTATGGGATAAAGTAGATGTGCATGGCACTCTCGGAGTAGATTCTTCAGCAACTATTGGAGGTAATCTAAAAGTAGGAAATATTACTATGAACGCGGATGGATCTATTACAGCTACTAAATTAAATGTAGATAATATTGATGTTAAAAACAAAGCATCATTTATAGGCCCACAAGGACCTGCAGGACCCGCAGGACCCAAAGGCGACACAGGAGCAGGAGGCCCAGGAGGACCCCAAGGCCCACAAGGACCACAAGGACCCAGAGGCGACACAGGAGCAGGAGGCCCAGGAGGCCCAGGAGGACCACAAGGACCACAAGGACCCAAAGGCGACACAGGCCCACAAGGCCCACAAGGCCCACAAGGCCAACAAGGACCCGCAGGATCTTCTGGAGTTATAAATGGTGAAATAAATATAAGTACAGTTAATATAGCAGGTAAATGGAGACTTGGAAATACTACAGATGAGTGGTTGCGATTAAATAAAATAGGGGGTATTCGCACTGATGGTGACTATTATGGAGGATTTGCTGCACAGAAGATGTGGTCGCGTGATTATCAAGGTTCTTCTGACAAAACCTTAAAGAAAAACATTAATGAATTATCATATCAAGAAATTAATAAATTATCTCAATTAGACCCTAAAAGTTATCAATTTATTGATGATAAAAATAATACTAAACGTTTTGGGTTTGTTGCACAGGATGTCGAGAAAGTATATCCCAATCTAGTATCAGATGGTCAAGATGGTAAAAAAGCATTAAATTACACAGACATGATACCGTTAACTGTAGCAGGTATACAACAGATAAACAAACAAGTCAAGCCAGATAAATTATGCATAAACAATACATGCCTGACAGAAGATTCAATTAAATTTTTGAACAAACAAGTGGCTTTAATTAATAATTAATTTCTTTATTAATAATAAAATATGATTGTTGCAACTATTATATCAATTGTATCTATAGTTCTAATTTTTATTATCGTTGGCACATCTATTATTTATTATATATATGATCAAAAAAAGAAAAAGGCGGTTTATGATCAAAAGATTAAAGATGAACAAAAAGCAATTGATGATTTAACACAAAAACTTATTATGCAAAATAATAGCATTTCTGGTTTAAATAGAACTATAACTAGCAATATTCAACCAAGCATTGCAAATATAAAAACAAATATAGATAGCAATATTCAACCGAGTATTAAAACAATTAATAATAACGTTTCTACTCAAACTAAGAGTATTGCAGATATAAATACTAACATTACTGGCACTATTAAACCAAGTATTGCAGATATAAACAAAAATCTGGGTAGCAATATTCAACCTAGTATTGCAAATATAAACAAAAATCTGGATAGCAATATTCAACCTAGTATTGCAAATATAAACAAAAATCTGGGTAGCAATATTCAACCTAGTATTGCAGATATAAACAAAAATCTGGGTAGCAATATTCAACCTAGTATTAAAACAATTAATGATAAAATATCTATTATAAATGGTGAATTCGTTGATCTTCGTAATCGTGGTAATCTTAAAGATTTAAATGTAACTGGAACTGCAAATATTACCGGTAAAACTAATCTAAATGGTGGATTAATAGTTAATGGTGATTTTAAACTAGGGAATATTAGTATGAATGCAGATGGATCTATTAAATCCAATAAATTAGATGTTAGTGATACTGGTAATATTAAAAATTTAAATATAAGCGGACCTGCTAATCTAAATGGTGGATTAATAGTAAAAGGTGATTTAAAACTAGGAAATATTAGTATGAATGCAGATGGTTCTATAACAGCTAATAAATTAAATGTTAGCGATACTGGTAATATTAAAAATTTAAATATAAGCGGACCTGCAAACATTGCAGGCTCGACTAATCTAAATGGTGGATTAATAGTAAAAGGTGATTTAAAACTAGGAAATATTAGTATGAATGCAGATGGTTCTATAACAGCTAATAAATTAAATGTGAATGATATTAATGGAAAACTTTCAACTCCACAAGGTATATCTGTTACAAATAGCGATCCTGGTGCACTAATTGAAAAAAAATATGGAAATGATGCGGACAGATATGGTATTGGCCAATTTAATGGCGGCGCAGCACGTGTATATACAGGTACTGTTTATCCGCTGGCAACTGTTAATCTTAGTTTAGCTAAAAACAATAATCAATTTGATGATATATTAACAATTAAAACAGATAGGACAACTAATATTAATGGTCAATTAAATGCGAATGCTAATTTAATTGTTACCGGGAATTCAAAGAGTGCTACTTTAAATACGACAGGTACAGCCACAATAGGTACTGATTTAAATGTCACAGGCATGTCAAAGAGTGCTACTTTAAATACAACAGGTACAGCCACAATAGGTACTAATTTAATTGTTACAGGTGATTCAAAAAGTGCTACTTTAAATACGACAGGTACAGCCACAATAGGTACTGATTTAAATGTCAAAGGAATTTCAAAGAGTGCTACTTTAAATACGACAGGTACAGCCACAATAGGTACTGATTTAATTGTTAACGGAAATTCAAAGAGTGGTACTTTAACTACGTCAGGTGCTGCTACAGTAGGTTCTTTAAATTCCTTAGGCAATATAAACGGCAGTGCTTTATGTGTTCAGGGTACATGTTTAACTATAGCAGATATTAATAAAATAAAAGCTCTTAAATAAGATAAGTTATTTTTCTTTAGTAATATAAAATGTATTATAATGAAATAATTGTAAGTACATGTTTAATAACTCTTATTATTTTTATAGTTGTATTGAGTATTTATGCTGTTAATATGCAAAAAGATTTTAATAATAAGATGCGCAATTTTACGGATCAAATTAATAATTCACAATTTTATCAGTATGAATTAGAGAAAAATGCACATGACAAGATAAATATACTCGGCAATAATGTATCAGATATTCGAACAAATTATATACCTAAAGGTGATTTTCAAGATCATATTGTTACAGATAATATAAATGTTGCTAATGTTCTACAAGCTACTAAGAAGAATAATAATATCAATGTAGATGGGTCATTAAGTTTTGGAAATAGTATGAGCTTCCAGAAAAAGTTAGATTCATTAAACTTAACTCTACCTAAAGGTTCCTCTATGAATATTCAGGACGATGGTGGTAAATCATTTCTAAATATCACAGATCGCCTAAAAGCATCAGATGTTACTATTAATAATTTGACGATTGGTGATAATTGGAAGTTAAGTACGAACACGAATAATGATAATAAAACTTTATCAATTTTAAGTAAAGATCATAATGGTTTTATATTATCTGATAATTTATATATTACAAAAAACGCACAACTAGATGGTCAAGTTAATTTTACAGGTAATATAAATAGTGATGGAACACTTTATGCCAGAGGTGGCATTAGTGAACATAATCCAAATAAATGGCAAACACAATTTCCTTCACAAATTGATAATAAAAATTATATTCGTGGTGATACCGAACTCCGAGGAAATACTAACAATATAGGTGATATAAATATAGGTCAAAATTTAAATTTAACAAATGGTATAGCAAATATTAATAATATTAACAGTCAAAAAATAAAATTAGGACATAATTGGGAAAATGATTGGATAAATAAATCAAAACTGACAGTCTATTCTCCAGATGTAGGAGCTAGTTTTGGAGACGAATATTGGTCACATTTTGGTCTTGGTTCTAATACTTATATTCGCCCACCAAAGGCTAAAGGTAATATTATTATAGGAGATACTGGTAATACATCTACTATACAATTGGGTGATTCAGCAACAAAAACTAATATAAATGGAACTTTATGTATTCAAGATTCATGTATATCAAAAGCAGATATTGAAAAGATTAAGAAAATCGCCTAAACATTTCTACAATTACCTCCATTTGTATCACATATAACTAGATTTCCGTTAATTTGAGTGCGACCATCAGCTCTGACAGAAAGTCTAGGTTTTCCATCTCCTCTACAATTTCCTGCTCTACATCCATCACCCCAGATTTCAAAAGTTTCATCTGCATCATCATTTATAGTAACGCGTAAACTGCTTTGATTATTTCCATATATTTTTTTTTCAATCGTATAAGGATCACTATTATCTGAATTAAATACAAGCTTTCCGTTAAGATTAATATTTGTATTACCCCGGCCTATATTAACATTAGCAGCACCCCGATCACCAATATTAATATCTTTTCCATCTTGTCCAGGACGTATATAAGTATTTCCATCTACATAAGGAAACCAGGAATCTCTAATTTGTACATGGGGTGCTCCAACATCTCCAATTTTAATACCTTTACCATCTGTTCCAGGTCGAATATAAGTATTCCCATCAACCCCTGGAAAGTAAGACCAATATTTCTCTCCACCAAAGCTAGCACCAGCTTTTCCAGTGGTAGTTAAAGTAGTAAGTGGACTATTATTTACCCAATCATCCTGTAAATTATGTCCAGCTTTAATACGATCAGTTCTCAATGATCCAACGTTATCGATATGTCCTTTAACTTCAGTATCACCTCGAATATAATTTTTTCCATCAATATTTGGTAAATATGTGGATTGGTTATCAGGATTTTTATCAGATTTACCACCTTTAAATGTATTTAACCCAGTAGCAGTAAGATTACCTGTAATATTGGTTGTTCCATTTAAATATGCATTATCTCTAGTCCATAACTTTTTAGCAGCAATTCCTCCATAATAATCTGCACCTGATTTATCAAAAACACGCAACCAATCATCATTGCCATGTGCGTCTCCTACACCACTCATTGTAAATTTATCACCGAGTTGTAATACGCCAGTTTTAATTTGTTTAGTATTAAGTTTATTAGTAAGATCATCTTTTTTAACTGCAGAAAGTTCAAGATATTTTAGATTCTTTTGTGCAGCGGTTACAGAATCATATAACACCGTCGTATTTTTATCCATATTTTGAATATTTTGGTCTTGATTTTTATCAAAACTATATTCATAAAATTGGGAATCATTAATCTGAGTTACTACACTATTAAGTTTTTTAGTAAGATCTTCTTTCACTCTTTCCTGTTGTATATATAAAGAAATTACAGCGATTAATACAACTGTGAGAGAAATAACGCCGATTGCAATTGCCCACATTTATTATATTAAAAGAACATTATTTATTTCCAGCAATATTATCAAATAATTCAATCGTATAATCTATTGCAATTGATTTTTTAAATAATTTCTTAGCTAGTTTATTAGCATTTTCAATAATAAATAGAGCCTCTTTTTTATTATTTTCATAATAATTAAAGGTAGTTAACATATTATTTAAATCTACACTTTTATAATGTGTATTATCCTGTAATAAAGTCGAATACCATAACATATCATTTGATGGCATACATAATCCTAAAGAATTAGTAAATGCATAATCTGGGTTCCATTTTACTGTATTTCCATCAATATTTAAAATATATCGATAACTCATTTGCTCTTCAAGGGATATGTAATTTTTATATATTTTATCAAAATTTGGTATATCGTTTAAAATTTGTTGGGGTGTTATCTGAGCTATATTTGTAATATAAAAATCACATATGGGTTTATCTATTGCCCATAGACATGTTTGAATACGTTGATTTAATTTAGGATTTCTAGATCCAGTGGTTGTTCCTCCAAATATAATTTTTTTCTTTTTAATATCCCATTGATTTGGATCTATAATATTATGATATTTATTTCCCCAGTCGCTCATAAAATAACAATCAGGAATCATAACAGGGCCTTTCTCTGTTTTGAATTTACCAAAACATAGTACATCTTTATAATTCTTACCATCGTTTAAGTAAGTATAAGTATCATGAAGTTGTATTGAATAATATCCAGATAAATTGCCATTTACATGAGGAAAAATATTCTGTAATAAAAAATTACATATATATGGCATACGATCTGCATTATCATGTGTTTTATAATTAAACATATCGATATTATAATTATTGGTGTTATCTAGATTTTTATAAACTTTAAAATAAGGTAAGGTTTTATCGATATCTTCAAATTCTTTAGGATATAATGATTCACTATTTACAGAAGCCAGCCATTTAATATGTTCATTAAATTTCATTTTATAATATTAATATCAAAAGTCTTATATAATATAAAATCATATAAAGGCTTTTATATATTTATTATAAAAATGGATCCATTTGAATATTTAATACCAGGAAATTCTATATATGTTAGATATGACGATACTACATATAAACATGGCATTATAAAATATGTTAATCATGTTACAACAATTGGCAAAACCGATGCTTATGCAAATTGTACAATTTTATATAAGAATGATGAACTTATAAATCATAATTTATATAAATCTGATTATGAAAATGAAGAAGGTATATTAACCTGGAAATATGACACAGTTACATCAATGGCTCTTAAAAGAGCACCCATGGAATACGAACTAGACGAGATCGACGAAGACATGGAAGACGCTGACGAAGACGCCGAAGACGCTGACGAAGACGAAGACGAAGACGCAGACGCCGAAGAAGAAGAAGAAGACGAAGACGCCGAAGAAGAAGAAGAAGACGAAGACGCCGAAGACGCAGAAGATGCAGATTGCTGCGATGAAGGTCATCATGGTTGCATTATTATTAGAGAGCGTGAGACAAATCCTCTAATTATATTTTCTACATTAGCGATGCATTTCTCAGTCGCTGCATTTTTCTCTCTCTGTGTTTATAGACTTGCAGTTGATGCAGATCTTATTTAAATATTCACATATTCACATATTCACATATAAAAGATATGAGAATAATGCGCCTTGTATACAATCTACAAAATAATGAGCTCTAGTAGCAGAGACTAATAAACAATATAAAAATATAGACACTAAAACAATCCATATATTAACTCCTGCTTTCATATATAATAATCCCAATACAGTAAATAAGGCAGTATGACCAGATACATAATTATGATGACAATGATTCATATCTAAACAACTTGGGTCTCTACATGAAGGATGTGAAGAAGGCAAATATGTAAAGAATATACAAACTGCTTTAATAAGTACAACAATCATAAATACATACCATAAATCAGGAATATATTTCCATATTTTTTTTATAAATATAATAGGTAATATAAAGCCTATTAATATATAATCACGTATATGAACATATTGAGATAAATTAGGTAACATCTCATGTATTATATCATATAAAGGTGGTTGACATCCGAGTTGAGTACCTATTTTATAAGTAAAAGAATTAGAGATTAGATAAACAATAAATGTTAATATAGTAATTTCTATAAGAGTAGTCATATTATAGCATAATAAGAAAACAAAGTTATATAATTAACGCAAATTTTTATTTGCATGTTTTTCTTTAGCCCACATTTCACTAATTTTAGCTCTACGTTCAGGTGCTTTCATATCTGGATTTTCTTTTTTCAATTTGATAGTCATTTCAGACATAAAATGATGATAGTCTGTTAAGGGTTTCTTTTTAGTTTTTTCAGGAGCAGTTATTTCTTTCTTAATAAATTCAATTGGTGGTAATGATTTTTCAATAATAATCTCATCATCATCTTCTGGTAAATATAAAACCCATTGACGTATTCCTTCGACTATATCTACAATATAGTCTTTACCATCTGATCCTGATATAATTGTATCAATATCTTCATTCGCAGCTGGGTATTTAGATTCAGGTGTCATTTGTCTAGATAGATATATAAAAAACTATCAAATTTTTATAAAAATATCTACTGTATTTATAAATGTCTGTATATGAAATTCAAAATATTTCTCAATGGAATGAAATCATAAAAACAGCATCAAATACTATTATTATTATTGATTTTTATGCAGTATGGTGTGGTCCATGTAAGGCAGTAAAACCCAAATATGAAATGTTAGCAGAAACATATAAAGATTTGAGGGATTTGAATAATATTGTGTTTTTATCAGTAGATATAGAAAAAGTGCCACAGCTTTCAGATAAATTTGAAATTACGAGTATGCCGACTTTTTTGGTGATTCATAAAGATAAAGTTATAAAAAGAATAAGTGGAGGTAATATAGGAGAAATAGATTTTGCCATAAAGCTTATCTTAGATAATTAGATATACAATTCCATTTATTTTATCTATTATATTTTGTATAATAAAAGCATATAAAGAAAAAAGCATATAAAGAAAAAAGCATATAAAGAAAAAAGCATATAAAGAAAAAAGCATATAAAGAAAAAAGCATATAAAGAAAAAAACATATAAAGAAAAAAACATATAAAGAAAAAACACATTATATATAACAGATGATTAGATGACTATATATACGTGTCCGCGTTGTAATTATGAAACAACTAAAACAACAAATATAAAAACCCATTTAAATAAGAAAAATACATGTGAAAATACAAACAATTGTTCGAAAAATATAGATGAGATTTTTGCATCTTTATTTAATAAAAAAAATATTGAATATATATGTAATGGTTGTGAAGAATCATTTAAATTAGAAGCTATTTTTAGTAATCATAAAGACATTTGTAAAGCATATAAGTTATTTTTAAAATTGGAAGAAAAAGATGAAGAAATCAAAAATCTTAAAAATGAATTACATAAAACTAATATTACGAATAATAATATTGGAAATCAGATAAATATTGGAAATCAGATAAATATTGGAAATCAGATAAATATTATTTTTCATAATTTTGGAGAAGAAGATAAATCACATATATCTGATGATTTTTTAAATAATTGTTTTTTACAGCTATCTAATGGTATTCCATCTGTTATTAAAAAGATATATTATGATATAGATAAACCAGAAAATAAGACTGTTATGCTGAAGAGTTCAAAACTACAACAAGTTAAAATTCGTCAAAATGGAAAGTTGATAGTAAAGTCAATGTCAGAAATTATACCAAAGATGGTTTATTCTGGAAGTAATTTATTATTGCATCATTATATCAATAGTCCATCTGCTGAAAATATACGTGAAACAGATAAAGAGAATTATCAAATATTAAATTATATTATAAATATTATATCATGTAATGAGAATAAAAGATGTTTTCAGCTAGTATCTAAATCAGTAAAAAGCATTTTAGAAAATAATCGATGCGATGATTAAAACATAGTTTTCTCTGTAAAATTACGTCAACACTATAAAAATTTGAAATCAACATCAGTTTAAAATTAAATACATATAGTTTTAGAATGATAAATCCATATATAGTTATGAGATTTATAGTTATAAATAATATAGATACAATAGCTGCTTTTAACTATATGACAAACGCCCTGAAATCGGGTGTTTCACCTTTTATTAAAATAAATAATGAAATTCCGCAGAGTCTTTTCGAAATCGCTACTCAATGTGCTGCCCATTATCCGACACCTATATGCCTCCTATATATTAAAATGTTTATTTACAATTGGTCTCTCAATCCAGATTGGTCAATGCATGATGAAATCTATAAATGTCATCAGAAAAAAGAAATTCTCAAATATATTGAATCAATTATTATTACTATGAAGGATCGTAATCCTATCATTAATCACGCTTTAAATATTATACATCTATCTCTTCTTAATGGAAAAGTTTAAGAAACTCTTCAGGAATTTTACCAAGTTCGTCTATACTTTTTTCTACATCATTTAAATAAGATAAAATATCTTCTTTATCCTCAATAAATGATTCAAATACATCATAATCATACTCTCGGACAGTAACAAATTCACTTCCCTGTAATTCTTGAATCTCAAAAACACACGACATTGCATCATATTCTTCTACGGCTTCTTCTTCTGCCTCTCCGTCTTCTGCGTCTTCTGCCTTTCCGTCTGCAGCATCTTCCTCTTCGTCATCATCATCTTCAGATAATAGATCTTTAGTTTCTAAAATACAATGTTTAATAAATTCTTTAAGCCCTTCCTCATATGTTTTAAAAATGCGATATCCAGCAATTTGTACTTCATTATAAGTTAATACATATAGTTTATCAGCATCTGCCATTTTCTATTATTATATATATATAATAGAAATATTAATATCATAATATTACGCAGCTTTAGACTTTATATAATATCTGCAATTATATAAATATGTTCCGCTTCAAAACTTTAGATTCAAATAGTCATACTAATTATTTATATATTCAAGGAGCTCGCGCTGAAGATACTTCAAATGATATAGCTGGATTAGTTTTTCAAAATTATGATCATGATACAAGAAAAATATATAATATGGCTGATATTTCGGTGATAGATCATTTCGGTGATGCAAACAGTAATGGTATTGCTGATGTAGTTTTTAGAACAAATCCATTAGGTGATAGTAATCATACTCTAGAAATGGCCAGATTAACATATGATGGTAATTTTTTAATTGGTACTAAAACTCCATATGAAAAGCTTACAATAAATGGATCTACAAGTATATCTGGTCAATACTTAGCATCTAATAATACGTCTAATCAACCTAGTTTTTCATGGATGAATGATAAAAGTACTGGTATATTTCAACCATCCTCAAATATGATTGGATTCTCCACATTATCAAATGAAAGAATGCGTATTACATCTACTGGAAATGTAGCTATAAATACAAAACAACCTAAAGAACGTTTAGAAGTAGTTGGTAATATATTAGCTACAAATGTACAAAAAATAACAAAAACGGCAGATTCATTAGAGAATTTAGATATTCAATTAAATTGGCAATATACATATCCGGGTAAAAAATATAATATTATATTAGAAAGTTATCAACAGATTGGATGTGATAACTCGAGCAATAGTTCTCAAGCAGTGAGATATCAGCGACATACTATAAATGTATCAAGTAGTAATCCTACCATTCTTACTCAACAGAATGCTCAAGTATGGGGAGATAATGATCCTCTTTTAACAATGTCTATTCGGTCTATATACTCTAGTCCCAGTAATATTATTTTAAGATCATCAACATCGTGGAATGGTCAAAATAGTAGTAATATTCAACATAGTTATACATTAAATACCGTTTTAGTTCCAGATACATCAAATATAGGCCAGGTTTGGTTATCATAATAACAATTACAAATATCTAGCGTTAGTAAAATCTGTTTTAGGTAATTCTGTATATTCATAGACACCAGTATTTAACATAGGTGATTTAAATCTCATTTCACGTGGTAAAGTATATAAATCACGTAGTCGATCACCAACAATTATATCATTTGTCAATGGAATTTTAAGATCAATATTGTTATTCACTGGACTAATATAATATTCACCTGTATATCTATCTTTCATACGACCAAATAATTTCCAATTATTACCACCTGCATCTTTAACACTTTCATGATTCGTTAAATAACCAACTAGACGATATGAATCACCAGAAGTTCCATTCGTTGGTACATATATATCACCACGTTTTACTTCTAAAGACACATTTTTAAAATTCGGTTCATCTGTTCTATTTAAAGGTGGATATAATGGATCATCTAATACACGTATATCTCTCTCATAAGATGAAGTCGGCTTTTGCTGAGAAGCATTCGCAGCATTAATAACTTGGGAAAGTGAATCCATAGATTTTTCAGAGTTTACTGGACATGACTGTTGTTGTGGTTTTAAGATAATATATATAAAGATAGATAACAATATAATTATAGCTAAGACGCCTAAATATATCATCGTAACTCTAAAGTTTTTCGGTGTCATTTCTTTATATACTAGAAAAAAATATATACTTAGTTCGCATAAGTTCCAAGAGGAGAATAATATGGCAACCATTTAACATGTTTTTTATTTTTTACAAGCTCTCTCATTTTAACTGGAAGAGTATTAATATCTACTGCTGCACATATAACATAATCATTAAACCATCGATCACTCATAGTAATAAACCCTTTTTCAGGTGCATCTTTGCCATGAGAATTTTCTACTTTCCATCTTTTAAATCCATCATCATCTTTTTGACAGCCAATAAAAACCATAGCATGATTCGGATCATTTGTTCTAGTTTCTAAACCAGCTCTCTTACTAAGACTAAAAGATACATCAAACATATCTTTTATATTAGACGAAGTTTCATCTAAAATTGATCCGTAGTTCATTGTATATTGACCATAATTACATGCGAACCATACAGCTGTATTATTTTTAATGTTTTTGAATACAGTTTCTTTAAATGTTTCCATATCTATATTTAAATATACATTGGTATATTTTTTTTGTAAACCTGTTTTAATATCTTCAGGATTTAAAACATTATGAACATATTCAATTGCGAGTAATTGATTGTAATTTTCAACAGGAAAATTACATATACATACATAATGATCTAAATTAATTAGAGGTTTAATTGTTTTGATATAAAATTCAATGGGTGTATATATCTTTTCTTTTTTAGTATTTTTAAATGTCCATGAAAATTTAGGAGGGGTATTTCCCAGACATATATTAATAATACGATAACATTCTTCCATTATTGAACTCTTATAAGTACGAAATTCGGATGCACTCATTTTTGATGTAATAATATCGGATGTTTTTAATAGTGTAATAGATAACATATCATTTAAATTAGAGCTATAATTTGATTGAAAACTCTCAGGATAAATTGATTTTGGAATACATCCATATTTATTTACTAAATTCACAAACATATCCCATGTGCCACCATCCTTAATAATTTGTGGAATCAAGCTTACGTATTCTAATGTGCTATTACCATGTCCTTTTTTAATAAAATCGTAAATTAATTCTAGACAATAATTACATCTTTCTAGTTTATCACATTTAAAAATATAAGATTGTGATAATTCAAAGTCTGGAGGTAATTTATAATGATGAATTAATTTATGTCTTAGAATATTTAATCCTGCAAAAATCCAACATCGACCACTATTTTTTTGATCTGTAGCGTTAACAATTTCAGGTAATGAATGATTAAATTTATAAGGTAGTTTTGATAAAGAATTTTGATCTACGCTTATTTCTGAAATAGGTGCTTTCTTTAATACACCCTGTAATATCTTATATTTTGTTTTTTGTTTAAAATTTTTATGGTATTCCGATATATCTTTATTCGATAATTCCATTTAGTAGAAATAAAGATATTATTTTTTATGTAGATCATAAGCAGATATCAAATCTCTTAACTGATTTATGTCTTCTTCCCATAAAACAAATTCTTTCATCTTTAATGCTCTCTTCCATATTGGAACACCACTCATATCTATATAAACCATACCCATGCGTTTTGACAAGCAAAAATTGATTTTGCTTTTGCGACATTCATATATAAGATTATCTAGATCTATAGACATATTATTAAATACATAAAAGTATAAAATGAAGTTAAAACAAACGAATATATCTGACTTTTTTGCACCCAAATCTCTTATCACAGAAACTGCAACTGCAAATGCAAGTCCTACAGTTAATCCGAATTTATTGATTTGTTTTACAGATGGATCTACATTTAATAATGGTTGTGCCAATGCCAAAGGTGGTTATGCAGTTGTATGGCCAGATCATGAAGAATTTGATTATGCAGAATTCATGCAACCTGCTACTAATAATCGTTGTGAATATTCTGCAGTAATTCATGCAATAAGGCAGGCAGATATATTAGATCCAGAGCGTAAAAAAACGTTAATGATATATACAGATTCTATGCTATTAATTAATTCGTTAACTAAATGGTTACATGGATGGAAAAAAAATGGTTATAAGAAGGCAGATGGAAAGACTATTCTTAATTTAGATCTAGTTAAAATTCTAGAAGAGTTAATTTCAGTGCGCAAAATATCATTTAAACATGTGAGAGCACATACAGGAAAAACAGATTGGATGTCTATTTATAATGATAAAGTTGATAAAATGGCTAGGAATATAGCTTTAGCAGGGCGATGATTTTTTAGATTTTATATAATACCAATATATAATTTCAGTGAATATATATAATACTGCGATATCATAAAGATCATAAGACAATAGTAATCCGACAATGACAACAAATAACATGGTTAATGGATTAAAAGAGATAATAGAATTTCCGCACACAATGCTATTATAAATGACATGAATTTGAGGATTTATGTGAAATATGCTCATGATATTATTTAAAATATCTATTTCAACATGAGGGAATGAATTACCAGAAATTGTGGATTGGAGATCATCTGTATTAATGACATAATTTAGTGTGGAATAGTATCCAATATTTTTATTATATAATTGATGCATAGTCAATAAATTATCGATGTGAAATGGGATAGGTTTGTCTAAAATGGGTAATAGTTTTTTAATACCTGGAATACTTACAATATATGCAGTCATTCCATTAACAATAAAGGGTTGAAAGATATGATTAGTTATTTTTTTATAGATAATTTTTTCGGATATGACGCATGCTAAATTGATCATATCTGGATATAAGTTATCAGATTTCCATTTTTTCATATCTGAAAAAACTCCATCTAAGTTTTCTATAGCTTTAGGTGTAAATCTTGCATCATCTTCAAATATCATGAACCATTTTTGACTATTTTGATTTGAATTAAGAATATGGCGCCATAAAGTTATATGAGATAGATAACATCCGATGACACCATTATTGCACATATAATTTCTGCATAGAAATGTAGTATTACTATCATCTCTTTTTATAGCAGATCCATTTACAGCATCCCATCTTTTATATTTTAATTTTAAAGATCTCATATTATCATCAAACTTCCTCATTCTATTTGTACATTTTTTAAGATTAATCACATAAATCTCTTGTATATTCTCCATTAACATAGTAAAAGGTTTTTTCCATTTACTATTTTTAAGAATTTAATTTAAACTAAGATGGCCGGACTCTAGGACTTCTGAATAATCTAGCAAAGAACCCAATAGATTCAGATTCTATTTCATCGATATGCTTTTGTTGATTTAGAATTGTGTTGCGCAGAATAATGTTATTTAACATTAAATTTTCAGTATCTCTTTCAGCTTTTTTAATTTGTAATCTAAGAGATTGATATCGAATAACTTCTTCACGAATAATTTTGTTGCAAGATATAACCGGATCATTATCTTTTTCAGCCAAGATTTTTAGGACTAACTTGTTATGATTTATAAATTCCTCAATAATTTCAGGGGTAGCGGGTACTTCAGTACCATTAAATATTTTAAACAAAGCTTTAATGTGTTGTTCTGAAAATTCATGATGCCAATCATCAGAAGCCATAAGCGGAGCTGACGGAACAAGCGGAGCTGACGGAACGGGTGGAGGATCTGGTGTCTCAAGATCATTGGAGATATCATTTCTACAGTTAGGACATGTAGAGTGATTTATCTTCCATTCATTTAGACATTCTTTATGAAATTTATGAGTACAAGAACATATTTGAAGGCGACTTGTAATGGGTTCGGTACAGATGGTACATTCATTTGAAGAAGCCATTTTGTTTTTTGGTTTTGATTATATATATATATATAAAATAATATCAAATTTTTATGAAACTCAATGGAATCTTCGGAAATTTTTTTAAAATTTGTGCGGTTATATATTTTAAAAATTAGATATACAATATAATAATGGCGCCCATTAAAGTAATGTTATGTCAATCTTCTCATTTTATAACCAATGGATACTCATATGTTGGTTATAATTTAGCAAAACATATTGCTCAAAAGAAAGACATTGATTTAATTTATTGGGGGTTTCAGAAATTTAATGATAATCCTGAGCATAATAAACAGAGAGAACTTCCTAGTAGTGTAACAATATATGATGCTTGGGCTAATGAGAATCCTAAGGGATTAGGATTTGGATTTGATCAGATTGCAGAGTATGTGAATCAAAATAAGCCGAATGTTATTGTTATTTATAATGATTTTGTGGTAGTTTCTAATATTTTAGAGAAACTTAAAACATGTACTTATAAAGATTTTAAAGTAATTATTTATATTGATCAGGTATATTTAAGTCAAAAGAAGGAATTTATTAAGAGGCTTAATGACCAAGCCGATTTTGTTATTACATTTACGCCTTACTGGGATAATATTATTAAGGAACAAGGTATGACTAAGCCTAGTGATTTTATTCAACATGGATTTGATCCTCTTAGAAATTATCCTGTTCCTAAGAAACTAGCCCGTTTGCATTTTGGTTTAAAACAGGAAGATTTTATTGTAATTAATACTTGCAGAAATCAACCTAGAAAAAGGTTAGATTATATGATGATTGCATGGGCTGAATTTGTGAGTCGTCATCAAGGAGAGTCTGTTAAGTTACTTATTGGAACTCATCCTACAAATGGTTCATGGAATCTTATTGAAATTTATGAGCGTGAGTTGCGTCTTCGTGGAATGACAATTGAGGAAGGTATGAAGCATATTATTTTAATTGATAATCCTCAGCAGTTAACTGATGAAGATTTAAATATACTTTATAATGTTGCAGATATTGGTATTAATACTACAATGGGTGCAGGTTTTGAATTAACCAATTTTGAGCATGCAGGAATTGGATGTCCTCAAGTTGCACCATATATTGGAGGTATTCGAGATTTTCTAGATAAGACATGTGCGCAAGTAATTACTCCTACCATTCCATTCTATACGGATACTTCATTTGATGGATGTCCTGGTTGTGCAGAGTTATGTAATCCAATTGATTTTACAGATGCGATCGAGATATATTATGCAGATGAGGAATTAAGAAAGACACATGGAGCCCTAGCCAGAGAGCGTATATTAAAGAATTACAAATGGTATGATTTGGGCGAGAAGTTTTATAAGATTATTAAGAATGTATCAGGAGTACCGGATGAGCCACAATTTCCAGAACTCTCTGATAAAATTTCTCTAGATTACATTGCTAATTTTGATAAAAATTTGAATATTAATTCAATGGGTAAAGTAAAAATACCTGTTGTTGTAGATCCAGAGGAACCAGATACACCTGAACCGGAAGTCCCAGCCCCATCTGCCACCCCAGTCTTAAAATCCCACGAATCTCGTAAAGAAAATATAAAGGATCGTCTCAAGAGGAAGTTAGACGAGAAGAAAAAGAAAGTAGAGTTAAGTGATCTTTTCAAGATTAAGAAAGAGGTAGATTCCGGCAAGAAGTAGATATTGAGATGACAAGTCCTATATTACCAGAGTTTATTTTGAAATTATTTCAGAATGAGATTAATAATATAGTGCATGGAGAAATTAAGAAGGTATGTGATTTATATCATTTGGATATAGATGAAGTTACAGAAAAATTAGGTCATGTTAAATTAGATATGACTAAAACACCAGGATTTCGACTCATAAAGAAGAATGAAAAATTTGCTGAAACTGAATTTAGATGTTGTGCACGTATGTTACATGATCTCGAAGTAAAACAATGTAGTCGTCCTAATGTGGGAGGACAGAATTTATGTAAAATTCATCATAAAATGAAACTTAAGGGAAATTTAAAATATGGTTTATTTACGGATCCTATACCAGATGAATTGCGTCCAGAGATTTTAGCAGAAAAAAATAAGACTAAAATATATTAGTTTTGATAAAAATTTGAATATGATCTAAGTTTCTTTTATTTTTATTTTTAAAATAAATATATAATGAATACATTAATCCGGTTTTTCGATAGCGGAATATGTATAATCACAGTATATTTATATTATGATAATAATTATGTATTGAAAGATGTAATTAACTGGCTCGAAAGTCATGACACAGGGCCTATTCTATTTATCATATCTGCTTTTAGACTTTATTTAAGAAATAAATATCATCAGTATATGTATCTACATGAGCCAGGCAAGAAAAATATATCACATAAATACGCTGACAGGCCAGTTGAGTATATTATTGATATTGGAAAATATATGAATAATTTATTGGTTAAACTCAAATATATAGAAAAACAAGTAGAGGTAATTGACACTCCTAAGAAATTAAGGTATAGATTTAATCTATGAGTTATGAGTTATGAGTTATGAGTTATTTGTAATGTCTTTGCGTTTTGTAATGTTTTTAAATAGTTGATGCCGTTTGGAGCAGCATTTATTTTCATCACAAACAATATAATTTTTATATGTAGGTTTAGGGCATGGTACTAATAAAAATTCATTTAAATAGAATTTAGTATATTCTGGTTTAGGGCATGGTCTATCTATGCGATTTGTAGGCATATTACCGCCTCGTTCAAGAACAGATTCAGAACAGTTTGCGTTTCTATTTTTATAATTATCGGATAAAAAAGCTAATTCATTGCCACGATCAATGAGACATTTAGGTTGAGTTCTGGACATTTGATATATATAAGATAGATCGTTTTGTCGTTTATCTTTAAATTGTAAATCATAGATATTTGTAGCCAACATAAAATCTGAAGAATCTAACATGGCCATTGTTTCTTTATTATAATAAAGAAAAAAATAACAAAACGCGTTACCATTGTATCTATATACAATCTATATAGAATCTAATATAAAAAGTTGTTGTATCGGATAGCAAATTGGTATGTTAACGAATTGTTCTGTATGTGGATCTTTAGTAATGTATGTTCTTTTACATCCATTACAATATATTTGAATATTATCGCTGCCAACACGTGTTAGCAACGTACATTGGCATTTAATACATATTTCGGCACTTTCGCCAGTATAATTTTTAAAAACAGATTATACAATCTATTAAGTATAAAATTCATTAGTTAGAATAAATAAAATAGTATATTTGTCTTTATGTCTATTTAGGCATTAATAAACTATAATAATCACGAATTATTTTATCAATATATGCTTTATTATCTTCATCAATATCAAATTCTTTATAGTAGCTATCTTCGCTTAGTTTAAGGAGTGAATTTTTAGTTTCAGTGGCATTAGGGCTAGTATTATTTTGATGTATGATTCGGATATACATTTTAGGGTCATTATCGATAGCAGTATATTTTTCATGAAAAGATTTAAGATCACTTTGAAGTTGTATATCTTCTAATGTATCTTTTGATAAATATTGTAATTTATCTAATTTAACACACATCATGTGTGTACTTCCATAGTCAAAAGATGAGCGATAACTAAATCCATTAGTTAAGTTATATTCCAATCTATTTTTCATGAATACAGCAGTTGATTTTGTTTTTAATAGAGTATCTAGCATAAATTCTATATAATTGGGGGTGCGCCAATCATCATCATCAAATGTTAAACTAATTGCGTTTAAAGGAATTAAAGTAAGACTAAAATTTCTTAGATCACCGAGAGTCATATTACCTTTATTAATTTTAATTTCGTGAACATTATCTTGTTTTTGTGTCATAACTGGTATATTTCCGTGATTAATGATAATAAGTTTTTTATTTTTATAAGTTTGCATATTAAAATTTTTAAGACCTATGAATCTAGAAAACATAATTCTGTTTTGATCTTTTCCAGTTATCATGATAGCATATACGCAGGGTAGTATATTATTTTTTGGTATTACTTCCATTATCTTATTATAATATAGGAATAAATTATAATTATTGAAAATAATATTTATTTATATTAAATGAACCATAAAGTTTTTTTATATTTAATTATAACTATATTAATTATATATTTTATAGTTTCTATTACTTATTTAATTCATAATAAAAATACTATTAAGATCAAGACATCATTAGATACAAAATGTTGGGTTATTAATTTAACTAAGAATACACAGCGTTTATCTAGATTTAATCAATTTTATTATGATTCAGATATATCTTCTATTCCGATGGAACGTTTTAATGCTATCGTGGGTAAAGAATTGGATCCTAAACAATATATTTCGAAAGCAGCATATGATACATTATTAATAAATGAGCGTAATGGATATAGAACTAAACATTATCAGTTAACACGAGGTGCTATTGGATGTTATTTGTCACATTTATCTATTATGAAAAAATTATTAGAGGATCGCGATTTAGATTATTATATAATATTTGAGGATGATGCAGCTATATTGCCAAATGTTTATGATAAATTTAATTTAGCTATTAAGTATGCTCCACAAAATTGGGATATGATATTATTTGCTCCAATTATGGAAGTTATATCTGAAGAAACTCCATTATTTAAAAAATATGATTCATTTTGGGGAACATGTGGGTATGCGATTAATAAGAAGGGTGCTAGGATATTTATGGATGAATTTAATCGAAAGCCTATTACAATGCAGATTGATTCTAAGATGAGTTATATGATTAATAATAATAATTTTAATGTGTATGGATATAAATTGCCTACATTATGGCATGATAGAGCGATGGGTACAGATATTCAAATGCCATTAAAAAAAGTCTCAAATATAGACCCATTTTTGATCGAAGACATATAAAAATTTGATACATTTCATTGCTTTTTATATGCAACATTAAAGCGCTACAGCCAAGCTACAGCCAAGCTACATCATGGTAAAACGCGAAGAAACATATGAAGACGATATTATAAGAGAGCTTGTATTAAAATATAATAAATTAGTATATATTTCACGAAAAATACAAAAATTACAGTATAAAAATATAAATAAAAATAGAGAGTGTAACGAGAATATTATGAAGATTTCTGAATTAGTTATTATTCGAGAGATATATGATTCTATCCAACTGTAATCTTTTTCTTAATAATATATAAAATGAAATTGTCATTCGAAAACGATGTATCTGATTCAGATATTAGCAAGGTAGATTCTTTATTAGGAGGTACTAAAACAACTGTGTTATTAAATCATGCGAATTATTGCGGACATTGTCATGCTATGAGAGGTGAGTTTGAATTATTCAAGCAAAAAACAAATGCAAATATCGTAGAAATTGAGAGTTCATCATTAGGAAGTTTTCAAAGAAAACCAAGTATTTATAAGAAGATCAAGAGTGATGAAGGTATATATTTTCCTATGATTATTATTTATGTTGCCCGTGCTGATAAAAAACCACTTAAAAAATTATATAAAGGACCTCGAACTGCTGAAGGACTTCATAGTTTTATAAAAGAGAGTGAGGATAAACTGAAGGCAAAGGCTAAACCTAAAGCAAAACCACTTAAAAAGAAAACAGATAAAGTAAAGTAATTATAATTAATGGATATTAATTTATATATTTTACAGAAACAGAGACTTTTAGCGGAGAAATTAAGAAATCAAACATTATGTCAACAACAAGCCAAACAGCGTTCTCACGATGAAGCACAAGCACAAGCACTTGCGAAAGCACAGGCACTAGAGATAGCTAAGGCACAAGCACTTGCGAAAGCACAGGCCCAAGAGATAGCTAAGGCACAAGCACATGCGAAAGCACAAGCACAGGCACAAGCACAAGCACAGGAGATAGCTAAGGCACAAGCACAGGAGATAGCTAAGGCACATGCACAAGCACAGGAGATAGCTAAGGCACATGCACAAGCACAGGAGATAGCTAAGGCACATGCACAGGCACAGGAGATAGCTAAGGCACATGCACAGGCACAGGAGATAGCTAAGGCACAGGAACAAAAACGTGCTCAAGATGAAGCACATGCGATAGATAAAGCACAAAAAAAGGCACAGGAGATAGCTAAAAAACAGGCACAGGAGATAGCTAAGGCACAGCAAGCACAGGAGATAGCTAAAGTACCGCAAGTACCGCAAGCTCAACAGCGAAAACATGCACAAGAGATAGCTAATGAACCTGTACAAAAGAGTGTTCAAGATGAAGCACAGAAAATAGCTAAAGGACAAGAACATGTACAAGCTCAAGAAATAGCTAAGGCGCAAAAATTAGTTAAAGCACTAGAAATAGCTAAGACAAGAAAAATAGCAGAGAATGCCCAGCAGGCTCAGTCACAAAATATATCTTTTCAGGAAGAAAAAGAGTTAGAAGAAGCTCAGAAAAAAGAAATTGCGAAGGCTCAGGAGATTATTAATTCTTGTAAAACACATAGTACATTAATATTAAGAGAGAATGATAATGTATTAATTAAAACTAGACAAATTGATATAATTCGGACACAGTTAGAACAGAGAAGAAAACAGGATGTTCATCAGGCTCAATTAGATCAGTTAGCAAAGATTGCACAGTTTTCTCAACAGAGAGCTCAAAATGAGCAATTACAAAGATTACTTCAGCAAAAGATGGCAAAGCACGTTCCTTTACCACCACAGCTACCACCAGTTAAAAAATATATTAAAAAGAAGGATAGAGTACCTTTAGAGAAGAGAGAGATGCGTTTAACTGTCATGGATGATTTAAGTCTTGAAGATTTTAAGAACTTTGTTAAAAAATGGATTGAGTTTGATGGGTATGTAAAAAAGGTTCAGCAAATACTAAAGGAAAAGAAGAGACAGCGTGATAAATTATCGGACATTATTACTAAATTCATGAATAAATATAATATTGAAGATATTAATACAAAAGAAGGTCGTATTCGTTGTAAAAAGACATATGTTAAAAAAGCGCTCACACAAAAAGAAATGAAAGAAAAAATAATAAATCTTATACCTGAAAAGAAAGATCTTGTCACACAGCTATATGATGAACGACCTAAACAAGAGAAGGTCAGTCTTAGACGTCTTAAGATAACGTAATTACCTAATTTTATTTTTATATTTATAATTAAACTTAGCACTGGTTATAATTATACCTACATTTTTCATATGCATATCTATATATAATGGAAAATATTTTTTAATATGTTTTTGATAATTTAAACATAGAAATGGTGATTTCATCTAATTTAATCTAAGTTTCATAATATTATCTTATGTATTAGTAAAAAAATGGAATGTCAATTTAGCGAATTTAAAAATAGAAATATGGCAGATATTATATATAATACTCAAGGGCAAATTGTAGAGAAAACACCTGTACAAAAGTGGTATAGACATGAATATATAAAAGAAGAAGCACCAGCATTTAAAAATACATGTGATAATATCTTAACTAAGGATCTTATTATGGATAAACTGGTGTATAAAAGATAAACCTAAGTTTGCAGTGCTTTCACATTAAAACCATATAAGACGATTCATCAATATTACTTTCAAATGGGTCGTGCTCTCAGTTTCTATGCAGTAAATACGAATATTTCACATGATAAATCCGCGAAAATCTGTCTAGATTTAGAACACGATTTAACTTATGAAGAATTGCAAGACGAATTATTTAGACATTTATATCCAGAAGACAAAGACTCACAAAATGATTATTTTATATATAAACAAAAAAAAGAAGAATGCCAAAGAGCAAATAATCCAAGCAAAGTTGATTGGTGTACTCGATGCACTATGTTTGCACGTGGTTTATATGATACAAAAGCGGTGATAGCATCTATATATTTTAGCAATTCATATAGTGATCCGATATGGCGCAGCGATTGGCATTTTTATAATATGCATCCAGGAAAACGTCATTCAGATTTTTGTAATCGTTTTGATTCAGAAAAAATGTATCGTGAAATTGACCAATCTGATATAACAGATCTAAAAGAAAGTTTATCTAAATATGGTAAAGCCTATCGTACACCTGATTTAGAAGCCATTGAAGAAACAGAAAAAGTTATATTTTTTTGTGAAAAACATATTGAAAATCCTGAAATTACCATTATATATCAAAGTGAAATATAACTAGCTTAATATTCCAGCAAAAATATCATAATTTTTAATATGACAGCCTGGTGGTTGTAATATCGCAAACGTTATCTTGGCAAACCTATTACGAAAACGATCTGAACTCAAGATTTCTTTAAATGCTTCAGCCACTAGATCTGGTGGATTTCTAAAAGCACCACAACCCCAAGCACCTAATACTAGATGATCTATTTCATGATATTCAAATGTCTCTAACATCATTGTTATTTTATCTCTTAATAACTCTAAATATTCTTGAGTCACAGTTGGTCTGCGAATTGCAGCTGCAGTTACTACACCAGTTATATTGATATATTCTTGTAATTTAACATAATTCGCAGATTTTATAATTTTAACATCTGGTGTATATAGCACTTCATCAAAAGCTAGAGGATATTGTTGCCGCTTAATAGTTGGATATAAAGTCGTCCGCCTGCATATATCTTCTTCTTGTGCTCTCGATCCTTTCCTTACTCCACCACCAGGGCATATCTCACTAGCCATATTTAATAACCCAACTCTAGAAGCAGGTTCATTTCGTATTATACGAGCACATGCATTCAAACAATCTTCATTTGTCACTTCTATTTTAACAATTGTATTAGGTGCCCTAGCAGCAGGTATATCTGTTAACAGACCTTTATATCGAACACTGGGATCTTGAGGAATTCGTTTAATTATAAACAAAGTATCTGCAAATATTTCTTCCATTTAAACATATAAATAAACAAATCTTTATATAGAGGAAAACCCAGGTTTTCCTCACCTTTCCTAGATGAAAATCTTTATTTAGATTTTGATAATTTATATATAAAGCCAAAAGCTTATTTTAATATTTAAAAGAAGACAGAAAAGTCTACTGTATAATTCCTAGAACTTAAGGACTTCTAGCACTTAAGGACTTCTAGTCAGGAAAGGTTAGGTAAGCAAAGCTTAGCGCAATGAACTTCCTAGAGTTTCCATATGAGATACAGGAACTTATCTATAATAAATTAAATTTTATAGATAAATGCACATTTGATAGAGTTGCTAAATTCAAATATATTACACGAGAATCTTTGTCAGTTCGGATGAAATTAGTTATTTTATATAAGCTCATTACAAGCAAAAAGCTTACAAAATTATCATTCAAGCAATTAAAAATTTTATCTATGTATAATCGAATATCTCCAGGTGATCCATCCATTAAAGAAATTGCGACAACGTTTCCAGAAGTTTATGAAAAACCACGTGAAACTTTATATGATAAAATCAAATCCGGAAATATTACCGATGAAGATCTACAAAATATAACTCAAAATGATATTTCAAATAGTTCATTTAGATTGTTAGGACTCATCGGAAATCAAAATGTAGACATGTTTAAGCGATTATACCAAAATGAATTCATTAATAAGTTTATTAATGAGTACAGTAGTACTATATGTTTGTCAACTATTTACGGATGTAATGAAGAATTATTTTTATATTTAAAAAAAAATATATTATTAGAAAATAATGATAAAGACAAAATGACTATGGATCTTATAACACCTCATAAAACGAGAGCATTTTTATTAAAACATTTTACATATACACGTGAAGAAATCGAAACGATTAAAAAACAATGTCTAGATAATTTGTATATGGATGCGTATCTGGATTTTGCTAAACTATAATTGCAGTAAGCGAAGACTTAGATTTAGACGCACGCAAAGTTCGCACGCAAAGTCAAAGAAGCTGCATGCATTTTTTTACTTAAATAAATAAAAAAAATGAAAATTAGACATGCAAAATTTGATTCTTTTCCGAAATACTTTGAACTTGATTATAAAGATCTCCTCCACCTTCTTTCATAAACATAAGATAATATTTACCATCTTGTTCACTTTTTTCTTTTACTTGAGTTGCATCAATTGATAGTTTATTGCATCCAGTAATTAATTTCTTTATAATATCTAGATCAACTTCATATATTTCCTTACGTTTTTTAAATCGTTTTGCTTCCATCAGTGCTTTCAAGCAATTTTCTACTTTTTTACGATATGTTGTTCTGAATGCATATAATAATTCAACATCATCTGCTCTGCCTACATCATATACCCGCAAACGTTGTATTAAATCGCTAGCATAGCCAATTTTAATCAAACCACTTTTGCTATTAGATGCACGAATCGCATATATGTAACCAGGACCATCTTTATTTGGATATTCTTTTACTTTTTTAGCAACTTTTTCAATATCTTTAATAATTCCATCTGATATTTGATCTGAATAATGACTAATAAAATTATCTAATTCAATAAAATATGTACGAACTTCTTCTGATTTTATAGATTTTGACCGCATACATAAACGTTTAAAGCAATCAATCGATAACATAATTTTTTTATAATTGTGACCTTTAGTTGTAGTTATGGTATTATATTCTTCTGTGTAATCTTCGTTTATTTTATAGCTATTATGTAATGTTCTAAGAAATTGTTTTTTTGTTATTTGTAACCATTTACAAACAATATCTACATTTATAGGATAATCTGTAGTATTTTTTTCAATAATGCTATAAAAATCATCAACAAAGTCAGATGGAATTTTAGTAAAGACTTTAATGATTTCCGATTTTGTTAATTTTTTCATTTATTATATACTAAGATAATAATTTGTTAGGGGGGCTAGCCCCCCCAACATATTATTTCAATCCTTAAAAATTTTACCTACATATGTAATGATAAATGATATTAGAAACGCAAAATTTGATTCTTTCCAGAAATACCGAGGAATTTTCGGTTAACTAATAATAAATGTGAAAAAAATGAAACTTAGACACGCAAAATATGTTTTTCTTATATTAAATGTTTAAAACTCTTAAAGTTCACCCAGGTGATAATTTATATAAAGGCAGAAAACCCAGGTTTTCCGCACCTTTCCTTGTAGAAAATACTTATTTTAGATTTTGATAATTTATATAAAGGCAGAAAACCCAGGTTTTCCGCACCTTTCCTTGTAGAAAATACTTATTTTAGATTTTGATAATTTATATAAAGGCAAAAGCTTATTTTAATATTTAAAAGCAGACAGCAAAGTCTACTGTATAATTTCTAGCACTTAAGGACTTCTAGCACTTAAGGACTTCTAGCACTTAAGGACTTCTAGCACTTAAGGACTTCTAGCACTTAAGGACTTCTTAACAGGAAAGGTGTGGAAAACCTGGGTTTTCCACAATGAACTTCCTAGATCTTCCATATGAAATACAAGAATTTATCTATAATAAATTGAATATACTAGATAAATGTGCATTTGACAGAACCGCTAAGTTCCTGTATATTCGCAGAAGATGTATAGAAAATCAAAAGCAAGTAGGCGTTTTATATAAGCTTATCATGCAAAAACAAATAACTGAATTATCACTCATGCAATTAAGAACGTTATCAATATATAATAAATTATATCCAGAAGATCCAAGTATTCAAGATATTGCTTTAATTTTCCCAAAAGTTTATAATGAACCATACGAAACTGTATATGATAAACTAAAATCAGGGACTATAACCGAAGATTATCTTAATAATATAGTGTTTAGCGATATATATAGTAGTGAATACTTATATAAACAAGACTTAGGTCAAATTATTGCTGAACAAACGCCAGATGTGTTTAAGCTCTTATATAAAAATGAACATTTACAAAAATATATAAATCAGTTACGATTTAGTATTTATCACAAAATAATTGAGTTTGCGCAGCAAGGCTATGATGATCTATTTGTATATATAAGAACATCTCAACTATTTGGAGATGAAATGTTCTATGATTATATGAAAAAAGACATAGCTTCACTAATGAATACTAAAAAGCGAAAATTTATCATTAAACATTTTACATTTACTCCTGAAGAAATCGAAACTATTAAAAAACGTTGTCTAGATAATTTATATATAGATGTATATCTGGATTTTGCAAATTTATATAAAGAGTAATGTTATTTTTATATTTAAAAGCAGACAGCACAGTCTACTTTATAACTTCTAGCACTTAAGGACTTCCTAACAGGAAAGGTGTGGAAAACCTGGGTTTTCCACAGCACTTAAGGACTTCTAGCACATAAAACCTGGGTTTTCCACAATGAACTTCTTAGACTTCCCCAATGATATACAAGAGATTATCTATAATAAATTAAATTTTATAGATAAATGCGCATTTGATAGAACTGCTAAATTCAAATATATTGCACGAGAAGCTCCGCATATTCGGAAGAAATTAGTTATTTTATATAAGCTAATCACTAAAAAAGAATTAACTACATTATCGTTTCTACAATTGAAACTTTTATCTATTTATAATCGAATATCTCCAGGTGATCCGTCAATTAAAGAAATTGCTACAACGTTTCCAGAAGTTTACGAAAAAACACCAGAAACTTTAGCTGAAAAAATCAAATCCGGACATATTACCGAAGAAGATCTACAAAATATAACTCAAAATGATATTTCAAATAGATTATATGAAGTCATCGCACAACAAAATGTAGATATGTTTAAGCTATTATATCAAAATGAACTAATTAAAAAACATATAAATATATACAGCAGTTCTATTTATTTTTCAACTATTTTAGAATGTAATGAAGAATTATTTTTATATTTAAGAAATAATATCGTATTAGAAGCAGATATGTATAATAATCAACGAAAAATGTCTATAAATTTTATAGCATCTCATAAAACTCATAGAACGTTCTTGTTAAAACATTTTACATATACTCGTGAAGAGATTGAGATTATAAAAAAACAATGTCTAGATAATTTATATATGGATGCATATTTAGAGTTTGCTAATTTATATAAAGAGTAGTTTAAAGCAATATAAATATTGATGACTGATATTAACTTCCTAAATTTCCCACATGATATACAGGAATATATATATAATCATTTAAATGTCATAGATAAATGTATATTTAATAGAGTTGCTAAATTCAATTATATTAAGCGGCATTCTATAGAAACTCAGAAGACATTCGGTATTTTATATAAACTTATTACCAACAAAAAGATAACTACATTAACATTCGCACAAACACGATATTTATCTGTATATGATAAATCATATCCATCAGATCCAAGTATTCAAGAGATTGCTCTCATATTTCCAGAAATTAGAGAGAAACCGCAAGAAACTTTATATGAAAAAATAAAAGCAGGTACAGTTACTGCAGATTGCCTTAAAAATATAAATCTAGAAGATTTATATAAATATAAAGATTTATATGAAGTAATTGCATCTGTAAATTCAAATATTTTTAAGATCTTATATAAAATTGAAATAATGAAAATATATATTGATTCTTGGAGGACTACTATTTATTATTTTACAATTTATGCTTGTAATGAAGATCTATTTCTGTATATAAAAAATAATAGAATATTAGATGTAGACTATGATTATAAGAAAACGTCAATAGATTTAGATTATTTAAGTAATAATAAAATTAGAGCTTTCATGTTAAAACATTTTACCTATAGTCGTGAAGAAATCGAAACGATTAAACAAGAATGCATTGATCATTTACATATAGATGCTTATCTGGACTTTTCTAAAATTTAAAAATAGTACGGTTTTATAAATTATATGATCAAGTGTAACGTCATTAACACGATGTTAATTTTTATATGTTATGTTATTGATTATCAAATGATATGAAAATGATATATTTTTGTATATTAAATAGAGTATTTTTATAAAATATACCATAATATCAGTTTAGTAGCATTTTCATATGTTAATGCTACTAGAGGGGAAGATTCTAGATCGGCTGACAAACTGTTTTAAGAAACTGTAAAATATATATATAAATATTTTAAGGCAAGCCCATTTTTCTCCCCCAACTAACATAAACATAGCATTTTCATATAGATTTCATATAGAAAAGCATTTAAAGAAATACTATATATATCTATATAGTGTAGTAATATTTATATTTTACTAAATGAATTGCCCACGTTGTGGTTATTCAACGAATCGGAAAGATTTATTTTTAAGTCATATCAATAGATTATCAATTTGCGAACCAATTATTTCTAATTGTACGATTGATCATTTAAAAACACTTTATGAGAAAAAAGATAAATTACATAAATGTGACTGCGGGTTAAGTTATACTCATAAATCATCATTTTATAGACATAAAAAAATATGCACAGAAAATACTACAGGAAATACTACAGGAAATACTACAGGAAATACTACAGTAATTAATACTGTAAATAATACAGTAAATAATATTATAAACAATAATAATAATAACAACAATAATGTCAATATACAAAACAATGTTAATATAAATATTTTACCATTTGATAAAAAAAATACAAATTATATAACTAAAGATTTTTATGAGAAATGTTTAATAAGAACAAATCTTGGATTTATTGAATTACTCAAATATATTCATTTTAATCCGGAACATAAAGAAAATCATAACATAAGAGTTAAAAATAAAAAACTTCCTTATATTGAAAAATATGACGGAAATAGATGGAATTATGACGATAAAGATAGAGTTTTAAATGAATTATTTAAAAGTGGTTATGAATTGATAGATCAATATTATTATGAAAATGAATCAGATCTTAAAGCAATTCTATCAAAAACTATATTGAAAAATATTGATAAGTTTATTGAATCAGTTGATAATTTAGATAAGTCTGTAATGAAACCATTATTTAAAGATATTTATTTTCTAATTATAAATAATTCATATATGATTCTTGAACAAAAATAAAAAATGATTGAATATACTAAGAATATTACAAAATATTTAAATAACATACAATCTCTAGCAAAATATGGTAAATTTGTTGCAGTAGCATTTATTGTTAAAATTTAGATTCATTTATAATAGGTGCATCTGGTTCAACCAGTGGATTTGCCGTATTATGCTGCGAATACCATACCGATATCTTACCAACAACCAATCTAAAAAATTGCCGTTTACAATCTTCGTCTACCGGTGTGCTTTCATGTGGTGTTCGATCGGTAATCCAATGCAGTTTGTTCGGCTCCATAAAATATCCTTTATTTTTAATTTTATTAGATAAAATATGGTCTAAACCGCCATGTTTATCTGTTATTTCCTCAGGTTTATCAATTAAGACGTCATAAATTTTACACGAATTCGCAGTATTAGTTGCCATATAAATGCCGTCTACTGGGTATCCACCGCAATTTCTAGGAACCCACGTTCCCATACCCCAACACAGTGAATAATATTCACCATTATAATTTGATATTTTTTCTCTAGCAAGAAATCGGCCTCCATTCAGCGCAGATATAGATCCAGGACGTTCGATATGAACACCTGGTCGACGCTGTGGTTCACCTTTTTTAACAATCGATTCATGTATTGTTAGATAACAAATTTTATCTGGAGTATACTGACTATGTATATTACTCTGTAAACTATAATCAAATTGATGAATAGGACAACTTTGTATTATTTTAAGATATCCATGTAAATATTCTGGCAATGTTTCTTTTGCTTTAAATATTTTGAATGGCATCATATTCACATTTATATTCGAAAATTCAGGAAATTTAAATTCCCACTTAGTATATAAAGGCGGTGTATCATTAAAAAGATATCCGGCAACACCTGTTTTAGAAGCGACAGATACAGTATCAATATGTTTATCATAGTCTTCATCAATAATATCAGAAATTTTATTTAAAACTAGATTATTAGCACGTAACATAGAAAGTGGGCAGGAATCATCAACAGTACCTTGTAATACAATATCCATTTTGTATTATATTACATAGAATAATATTCTTTATATATTAAGAGAAACTAGTTTGTTCTTCTATTTCATTTTCATTGTTTTTTTTGCTAAAATTGCCTAGTCTTTGCATAAATTGTATTGTATTTGGCGTCATAGAAAAATTTCGTCCAAACATTCTACTAGTTGGTGTTATAGGTAATTGATTCTCGAAGTATGCATTTTCATCTAATATCTCTAATGTTTTTGGTTGTCTATTTACATCTACTACTTCATTTTTATTTTGAATATTATTATAAATTGTCTGTATTGAATACTCATTATATATCACAGATATTATTCCAAATGATATAATTGGCATTGATATCCAAAAATATATAGCACCATAAAATAAATAGACTGCAGAAACTAATAACATCGCAATAGATAAGAAAGATAAATTTGCTAGAATAGTTATTGAATTCGTTAATAGAAAAAACAAATTATCTTTCTTTTTTTTAGAAATAAGTTCCATATATTCAGATAATTTATGCGATTCTAATTGATTTATTTTAAGATATGCATATGTTGAATTCCATATAACTAAAATTGATGTCGTAGTACATACTGAAATAGATGTAATAAATATATAAGATGCTTCATCATTATATCTATTTTCAGGATTAAAATTCGAGATGCTTACCATTGAAGCCGGAATAGAAATTGTTAGTACTAATGCACATATAACAGACCAAGCTTGGCGATCATTTCTAAGGACTTCTTTAATATCTTTTCCGACATTTATATGTCCTGCAACTGGAGATGCATATGCTTTTGCTTGCATTTTAATTTTAAATAATAAATTTATTATATGATTATCGAACATAAATAAAAATTTGAGTCCATTATATGTTTTCTTTACATATAGAAAATGGAAAAGACAAAACTAAATATTGTCTACATAGAAAGTTCAGGGAAGGTAAACGCTATTACAAAATATTTAAATAACAGTCCAGCTCTAGCCAAATATGGAAAGTTTGTTGTCATCGCTTGTTTCGGCTTTATTCGTGATTTAGCCAAGAAAAATCTAGGTATCGATATTGAACATGATTTTAAACCCACTTATGAATTTATTAAAGAGAAAAAAGATTCCATTGATAAAATTATTAAAGCAGCTAAAACTGCCGATGAAATATATCTAGCCTCCGATTCTGATGACAGCGGTGAAGCTATTGCTGAATCTATCCGAATACTCTTGAATCTCGGTGAAAATTATAAACGTCTTAAATATACTGAAATTACTCAAAGTGCGTTAGAATATGCTGTTACTCATCCAGTACGTATTGATAATTTACAAGTCGAAAGTCAACTCTGTCAACGTATTCTTGATCGTCTTGTAGGATTTAAGTTATCTCCACTTTTATGGAAGAAATTCACCAGCGGTAGTGTCACATTATCTGCGGGACGGGTTCAAAGTGCAGTCATGCATCTTGTTGTTCAACGTGAAAAAGAAATTGAGGCGTTTAAATCCAGTCCATATTGGCATTTACATGGAAATTTCACATTAGATAAGACAAAATTAGAGGATGTAAATCTTTATAAAGATACTACTATTTATAAAACAGAGAAACAATCAGATGTATCAACCTTTTTCAAATCGCTTAAAAATATATGGGAAATATCCGATATAAAAGCTCGCACCACTAAACAAAGCCCGGATCCTCCATTTATTACTAGTAGTTTACAACAAGAAGCATCTGGTAAACTTCGTATGGGTATTAAACGTATTATGGCAGTTGCTCAGGAGTTATATGAAAATGGTTATATTACTTATATGAGAACTGATAGTTTCAATATGTCAGATACATTTAAAGAACAAGCAAAAACATATATCTTAAAAACTTTTGGTGAAGATTATCATTCCGGTGGTGATTTAAAGAAAAAAGCTATTAAAGGTGCACAAGAAGCACATGAATGTATTCGTATAACTGATGTAAATGTGACTGAATTACCTTCTAAGTTTGGAAAAGATCAACGTGAATTATATGAACTAATATGGAAACGTACAGTTGCATTTTTAATGACACAGGCTCAACATGATGAATTAGAATTACATATCGTAGATCAAGGCATGGCTAAAGACATGAAATTCAAGACGACGTTTAAGCGTGTTAAATTTAATGGATATCTGATTGTTTATGGAGTTAAAAATGAGACTAATGATTTTGCGAATTATATGAATGCTCTTAAATCAGGTAAATATAATCTATCATGTGAATCTATTTTAGCTAAAAATACATGGCAATCTCCACCAGCTCGCTATAATGATGCTGGTCTCGTAAAACTCATGGAAACAAATGGTATTGGTCGTCCATCTACGATATCGAGTATTATTGAAAAGTTATTTGATAAAATTTATGTAATTAAAACGGAAATCAAGGGTATTGAGCAATCTACGGAGGACTTTAGTTATAATCCATCCTCTAAAGTTATAAAATCGATTAAAGGAACTACATTTGTAGGTGCAGAATCAGGAAAGGTCAAGCCTACCGATATAGGTATAGAGATTGATGCGTATCTCAGTGATAAATTTGATTATATTGTGGATAAGGATTTTACAGCAACAATCGAAGCAGATTTAGATAAAATTGCAGATGGCACAACAACACGTTTAGAAGTATTAAATAAGTTCTGGGATAAGTTTTCTAAGAATTTAGATAGTGAATTAAAAAAGAAGGAGGAAAAGCGTATTGTTGAATCTGAAAGTCGTGAAGTTATACTAGATGGCAAAACTTATAAAGTAAGAGTGGGTCCTTATGGACCTTTGGTAGAATATGAAAAAGGAGGAAAGAAGACATATATTGGTTTAAAGGGGTATTTAAGTATGGTTAAAAAGGAATATTTAGATATTGATGCAGTAGATATTAAATATCTATTAGATTTACCTAAAGTGCTTACAAAAATAAATAGTAAAGATGTTACATTATTAATAGGTCCATATGGTCCTTATTTGAAATATGATGGTACAAATGTAAAAATTCCACATTTTGCATTAAAGGATTTTGCAGAAACTAGATCATTTACGACAGAACAATTGAAAGGATTTATTGAATATGCTCAAGCCAAGCCAGCAAAGTCTACCGCCAAGTCTACCGCCAAGACCTCTTCTAAAGCATCTAAAGCAACTAAAACAACTAAAACAGCTAAAACAGACCAAGAAGACAAAGACACAACACCAACTAAATATCAAACTCCTCGATCTCTGAAAACAGGTTATAAAGCTAAGGCAAAATCAGCAGATAAAGCATCTAAAACGACAAAGCCTACTAAATCCGTTAAATCAGTTTAATATTTTTTTAAGATTTTGTAGAAACATGAATACATTAGCAGACAATAAAATTGTTGGACCAATCATAGAAATTTTACATTTTGATATAACAGCAGCACCGACAAGTGCACTTGATGCAATCGTACCACAGTAGCTCCATATCAAAGCATTTGTTAAGTTGACGATCTTCATTTTTATTAGATTAATATATTTTTTGAAATTTTTTTTATCTAATTAATAGAGATCCATTTAGTAGGGCATCCACCGTTTTGGCAAGGGCATTTTTCTACTTTAGCATCGCTGCATAGTTCTTTGCAATCACATTCATAACCACATGTGCATCCAACTTTTTTAACACATGGCATGCATAGAATTCCTGCAAAGGGTCCAAAATTTTTATCACCTACAAATTTAGTAACACCAGGCATGGCTGGATCAGTGTCAGTATTGCCAGGACGATAGCTAGTTTGCATTAAAAAGAGAGCTTGAGCAGGAGGGTTAGCAGATCTTAGATTTACATTATTTAAATAAGCAGCAGCTGGAAGTACAGGAAAACTTCTCCATGGGGCATTTTCATGAAATGATGTACCAGTAAACCATCCTCCATTAAGTTCAGGTTCATATTGCCATTTTGACATTTTATATTATATAAAGAAATAAATACTACTAATATTAAATGTCTGAAACAGAAACTAACAAAATAAATACATTAGGAGATGAAAAGTTTGAAGAAAGAGCTGTGGCTATATCAACTAATTTTCCTGGAAATACACCTGAGAAAGTAAAAGAAATTAAAGATACTATATATTATAACATGGCTAGTTTCAAAGAAGCGATTAAGAAAGTAAATCAAGGCACAATGGATTATGAAAACATACGTTCTATATATGGTTAAAAAATAAATTCTATTATAAATGGATTCTGACACAATTCGAGAAATTATTTCAGAGATACAATCGTCAAAACGCCCTGATAAAGAGGAATATTTCTCTAATAAATATTCAGAATTCAAGGAGAAATATCCGATGATGTTAGCGATTGCTTGTACTACAAAGTTAGATATGAATAATTTAGATTTTATGTTTAAGTTATTAGGCCAGATACATAATAAAGAAAAATCACAATTTGATGCAAGTGCCCAGGTTGGACAGATGCTATTTGATAAATATGTGGATCCTAAAATTAATACAAATATTAAGAATGTAGCCAAGACACCAGAAGATATTGTTTATCCTGCGGATCCAGCAGATACTTAATCACGCTATTCTCGATATTCTATTTTATATTTTTTACACCATTCTAATGATTGAAGACGATTATCATCAGTTATTTTTTTAATTTCATTTTTAATATCATCATCGTGAAATGTTTTACTAAATTCTCGAATATATGTAATTGTTTGTTCAATATAATAAACTTGTCGAAATGTATAATAGACATTATATGATACAATATTGTGTAAAATATGATTACTATATTTAATCGTATCAAAAAATAGTTGAACATTTCTAGGTGTATAATTAGAAATTAATTGCCCTAATTTTTCAATTGGCGAGCCTTGCAAGCCCTGCTCGCCCATTCTGAATCCTATACATATTAAATATTTTTCAGAATTAGCAGGACGACTTGTTAATGGCTTAACTATATATATGTCTTTATAGAAATATTTCAATAAGGTGATAAGTTTGATAGTATATTCGTGAAATATGTCATATATTTTTAATATAAAACAGCCGCCATCAAGTTGCATAGTTAATGCAGCATATATTTCACAGAGTATTAGATGTATAGAAGACTCTTCTTGTGCATTAAAATCATAACTGAAATCAAAACCACCATCTGCAGTGATAAAATGCATTTTTGGTAAATTCTTATTTAAATAATCTAGATTATGTTTCTTATATAAGTCGCCAGTATTATCACTGCCATAACAGATAGATATCTTATCTTGATATTTCCATTCTGGAATGTTTTTATTTGTAGCTTTTAATGAAATACCATAGTAAGCGTCGCTATCGCCACGGCTATCGCCACGATATTTTATTAAAGCTTCAGCAAATCCACCTGGTCCTTCTGCTAAGAAAATAGCATTAATAGGTTCTACATTTTGAATATTTAATTCATCTTTAAAGTCATGTAATAATTCCCACATCTTAAAAAAAGATCGGCTAACAGGATTATAAGTGGATATATTTGATTCATGATTTGGTGTATTAAATATAAATTCATATTCATTACTTAATTTTTTATATCGATCCCATAACTTGGATTTATAATACTCTGTGATTTTATTTTTATATTTAGTTAATACTTTGTGTAAATATTGATTATGTGATAACAAAGTCTCTACCTCCACATTATCTGACGGTGATGCATCCGTATCAGAAATTAACAAAACGTATTTATTTACCATTATAGAATAATATATGATAGTCTTTATATAGATTTATGAAGCATGTACTTTCTTTTTAATAGTACGCTTAGTTACGCCTGTTTTCTTAAATACGAAAGCCATATTTAAAAAGGAATATTCTTTCTGTTGATTATCTAGCTGAAGATTCTCTACCTTATCTACATAATCTTTAAATGACATATTTTCGATTAATTCAAAGCCTAATGGTTTCATTTTTTTAACCAATAGATCTATATTCACTAAATATTCCTTAAATACTCTCCCAATACTTTCCATGAATACCTCTATTTCCTCACCATATACCACACCTGTATTTTTAGTATATAATTTTTTAATATTCCATAATACCTGGTTTGTATCAGATACGCCTCTAATTTCAGACTTATTTAATAATGCTCGTTTAACAAGTTCTCCATTCAGACAAGTTCCTATAAAGATGCCATTATCTTTAGTATTTAAATTTACTGTATTTAAGAAATTATCCAAAATCTTTTCGCTTTCAAAAAAGTAATGAATTGCAAATTGACAGCTAACCAAATCAAACTTATCTACTGCAAAATTCACATATTTGCCAAGTAATGCATCTTTTTTATGACCATAAATAACGTTTGCTACATATTTATCGTCAGCATTTTCTATTTTTTCTATATTAAATTCATTAGATAGATCATATGTTAAAAATACATATCGACCATTCTTCATTCTACGATCCATTAATCTAGCATAGATGCCATCCACTGGATTTTCAATATTATCACGATTACTGTCTAATCCATAAATGCGTTTAAACCCTTGATCTATATACTTTTGTATATCACCGCCTTTACCACATGCTAAGTCCATAACAGATTCGCCTGTATATTTTTTAATAAGTTGGCGTTTAATATCATTATGATATTTCATCATAGCATTGGATGCGAATTTATCTCTTTTAACTTTGCGATCATAATATACGTCATTATCTTCTGGAACTTTATCTATGATGACTTTCCCACATATCATATCTTTGGTAATAGGTACTCGAATTGATCGCCAAATATTCATAGCAGTTGAAATATCATTTGCAGCACCAGCAATTGATTTCGATTTTCTATATAATTCTGTTTTATCTTTACGAGTTCGAATAGGTATCCATTTTGTACTAAATGGTGGTAAATCATCAGTATTATCATATTTAAATTCTATAATTGAATCATCTTCAATAATATCACCATTTTCACATAATGAATTATAAGGTAGAACACATGTAGTAATATCATCATGAACAATATCAGCTGGATGAAATTCTTTTTCAATATATGATTTTTTCTTTATGATACTTCCTTCTAAGTATGATCTAGGAGTTATTTTATCCCAACTAGATGGATCATATCCAATGCGAAGATCTAATGTTCTATATGCTGTAGAATTTATAAATGTTAGAACAGGATTATTTGTAGTTCCTTTTTTAATTTTCACTAAAAAGTCAATGGTATTTTCCTCAGGTGGTTTCCATTTATAAGCTAATTTCCAAGTATTTGCTGGTTTTTCAGGAATATCATCCATAGTCATACCACCGACAGGCAAGTACATAGGTGTATAAATTAATCCATCAATGTGATAGGGATACGATTTTTCAGAGTTTAAGATTGTTTTAGAATTTTCAAATATATTAGAGTAATAGAATTTTTTCTTATTAAATTGTATTTCTTTTTGATTTCCTAGATTCTTTAATACCATATCGACAAATGATAAACGACTAGGTTTTTCTTTAGCACCGCCAGTACCAATCAATGGCAGATGTCGAATATCTTCTCCATTTATATAATAAGCATCAAATACTGCATAATATTTAATAGGATCGCCTATTAAATCCTGATTGACATACTCGCCGTCGATTAATGCATTTTTAAAATGATTAACTTTAATACCAGTATATTTCACTGTCATACGATTATTTATAAAATAACATTTGCCACTCGTTGCAATATATAGTAAACAACGTTCACCATCAGCTTTATCAGTGACAGTATAGTCTTTTTGAATGGATACAACACCTAAAGTTTCATTTGCAATATTTTTTCTTTCGAGAGTGACTGGTTGTGGGCCAGCAAAGAATAGACGAGGATTTCTTTCATAGTTCGCAGGTACTTCTTTATAACAGAGTTTAAAATATTCTTTTAATACATCTTGTTTTTCAGTTTTTGGACATACATGATCTTCATCATTAATAACTCCATATAAATTTAGCATATGAGTTAAAAATGTTTCAGCCGTTACTTTTTTATCAATAACTTCGATTTCAATTTCATAATTTTCTTTAGCTGATACAATACGTGATTCTATAAAATTTTTATAATGACCACCCATTGCAGATTTAACAACAGTTAGATCAATTCGAATACCATCAATCTTATTAATATAGCTAAAACGTTTTTTATATCGATATGACTTATCAAGTAAATATAAACGATCTATTATAACAGCTGCATCTTCTTCCTGAAGATTTAAAGCATTTTCATTTTTTAAATTAATTCGAAAGTCAATATCATCAAAAATAATAGGTTTTTCTTCCTGTGTTTTCTTTATAATCCTCATAGAGTCAGATGTTGATAAATCTATGGGTAATGTATTTGTTTTACAATAATTCGTGATATCTTCTTTTTCTAGAAGAGTAATACGCATATCTTGTGCAAAAATATCTAAAGTTTCTTCAAATCCTGTCGTAGAATCTCCAGTTTCTACGTCTGCTTCATCTTGGCAATAAAAGTTACATCGATCAAATTGTTCTCTTGTCACATGTTCTGTATATCGTGCTTCTAGTTCTAAAGTTGAAGATTTCGAGTATTTTTGAATTAGAATTTTTACATTTTCGATAAAAGCTTTAGAGATCTCCATTTTCTATATCGAAGGAAATAAATTTTTCTTAATAATCTCTTTTAAATTGTCCTTAAGCAGATTTTTCTTTTTGCCGTTTTCGATAATTGTTGTTTCTAAACCAAGATCTTCTGCTATATCTTTTAATTCTTTTACAAGTAGGGTATTCAATTTTTCGGCGCTAGATATAGTATTTGCCAAATAATATATTTTGCGATTATTATAATATTTTTCCTTATATGCTATATAAGATAATTCCTCATAATTCAGTTCATTCTCATAGATCCATAATCCATCTAGATTCTTTCTCTTATTTGACTCATATACATAAACGCTATGATCTCTTTGTATAATAATTGTCTTATTTAAAATGACAGACATATATTTATATAGAGCACATCGATCTTCGAGTATTTTGCTCTTAATTGCATTTATGATATCAACTTTCTCGATGGATAATTTTTTCAATAAAGTCTCATAGTTATTAATTTTTTCGATTAAATCAGATTTAAATTTATTAATAAATACATTCTTATCAGGAAGTAGACTTAATGTATTATCCAATGACAATAAAACACAATAAATGAAAGGATCAAGTTGCACTTCTACGGCAGATGCGGCAGGTACGGCAGGTACGGCAGCTGGCACATACTTATTATAATTTGGCGCACTTTTATCAGCAGTCTTAAAAGTTGTTTGATATGGTTTTTCTTTTTTATTTGACATAAACTCGTTATACATATCAATTATATTCTCAATATGATCAAAAAATTCGTATGTCTCTTCTGGATATTCATATATTTCTTCATATTTGTTTGTTTTAATATCCAAAGTCACTTTACTAGGACCTAAACGTCCTTTAATATATTCAATCATATAGGTTATGCAATTTGTCTTTGTCTTATCAAAGCGTCAAATTCTTATATGATTATAAGAGATAAGTTTCACTATTTAATTCTATATTATCTTCGGTTTCAAATTTTCTTTCAACACATATTTTTTTAGAATATTTCTTTTTAGCGTTACTAAATTTTTGATTCACTTTCTTTTTTCCTATTTTATCATGATCGGTCATCAATTTTTCTATGAATTGACTTATTTTTTGTATGGATTTTGAATCGGTTACTAATGAATTCCAATCCTGTGTTTTATCTATCATATCTGGGTTATTTTTACAATCATTATCATTGCTATCATATGAACTGAGATTATTTAAGCTATTATTAATTTTACATTCATTAATTTTCTTATCATAATCATCGAGTTCCTTTTTATTATTAATACAATAAGTCACAAAATTATTAACATCATGAATTGTTTCATCACTTAAAGACGATAAATTTAGAAAAACACCATTCTTATTTTTCGAATAATTGAGATCAACATTCTTATCTCGAATAATTTTAAAAATTTCTTCATGTTCTGTCTTGGTCATAAGATTAATCTTCTCGAACAAGACCTTTCTAGACTTGTTGTTATATTTAATAACCTCCATAATAAAAATAAATATGTAAATTACACTTATATAATTTTGATTTCAAATTTTGATTTCAAATTTTGATTTCAAATTTTGATTTCAAATTTTGATTTAAGATTCAATATCAGATCCACAATCTGAACCAGCGGCATCAACGTCAAAATTATCATATTCATCATCATGATCTGAAAAGAAATCACTTCCGCCAATTTTATCATCATCAGAATCATCTACTGCGCCTACGACAGCAACAACATCTACAGCATCTACAGCATCCGCAGCATCAGAATCATCGTCATCCAAGTTGTCATCCACATCATCTGCATCCGCTGCATCCGCTTCATCATCTGCATCATCTAAATCTCCACCAACTTCTGCAGCTAATTCACCGTCAATATTAATTTCTTCTATATTTGTATCATCTTCTTCATCTTCAGTAATTTTCACAGTTGTTTTATATCTTGGTTCTTTTTTAACTACATTATCTTTAATTGTTTTACCAATGACTGATATTTTACGGTCTCCAATATTAAATCTTTTTCCAATAACTTCAATATTAACATCGTCTCCAATTTGAATTTTATCCAAGTCTATTTCGGATACAATATTAACACTGTTTTTAGCAATAATAATTTCTAAAATAGAACCTTCTCTTGAAGAAGCGCGTACTTCTGCTAAGATACCAAAACGATTTAAATTGACAACTTTAGCTGATTTGATAATACTTCCAATAAGTGGATTACAAACTTCTCCATAGAAGTATACATCATATAATATATTTCCATTTAGACTAGCGATTTCTATAACACCAGGTACAACTTTATATAATTCAATACTATTTTTGGAAATATAACCGTGTTTTGAACATATACCTTCAACTTTTAATTTTAGTCGATTAAGAATCTCATCTTTAAATGATTTTGTTAAATATCGTGGTTCTATTTTAATTCTCTCTTTTAAAAGAGTTCTTACTAATAATTCATCCATTCTATATAATTTATATATATACTAATTCTTTAAATCAAAATCAAAATCAAAATCAAAATCAAATTTTTACAATTATTTCGATTCTAAATAGAATGCTCTATGAAATTCTTTATATACTCGAATTAAAACTTCTAATATAATACACAAATTTGCTTTATTATATTCTAATATATAATTCAATTTTTTATTAGCATACTTTTCAATCTTAATAATTAAGTCTTCTTTTTTAGGAGAAGTATCACATATAGCTCCTAATGTAGTGCTACTCTCTCGAACTTTAAATACTAATTTATTTTTCTGCCATCTGGTATAGTATTTTATATTATCTAACTTATCTTTATTTATGTCTTTAATAGATAATTTAAATGTATTATATACATCTTTCACTTTAATATAGTCCATTGGGCTACATTCAACGACTAATTTATTTTTATTTAGTTTATATAGTTTCTTATCTATTGGGCTTAAAACATATAAAGGTGATTTATCATCTTCTGTAGAAAATAGTATATTAATACGCTTCATAGCATCATATAGTTTTGCAGCATATATCTTAGTATTTTTATCTTTTATAATGGCAAATAAATCAACTGGGGATAATCTATCTAATATAGTATCATAGATAGAGTCTTCATATTTATCTAACTGTGCCTTAATATTTTTGATAATAGATTCTGATTTAACATCTGCTTTGTAAACTACTAATTCTTTTTTGATTTTTACAATATAGTTATATATAACTTCTTCATAATTTGTTTTATCAGGCTTATTTTCCAAATAGTATTTAAGGCCCTTTATATCATCTGCCTTACTTTCAATATCAAATAAAAATAGCACAAACTGAGAATAAATATTCATATATATTTTATCATATGTAATGTCGGTTTGCGCTAGCACTTGCGGTGCTCCGACTTCTGCCTCTGCGACTACCGCTGGAGCAGCTACCAGAGCCGTCGGATATTTAATATTTTTAATTTTAGTTATATCTAATTCAAGCATTCTGTTTTTATTTCCTATTTCTTGTCTTACCCGATCTTCAAGTGGCATTCGAATATCTTGTAGTTTTTCATATTGAAAAATATATTTATTGGATTTATAAATGAGGTATCCAGTACCTTTTTCTAAATGAATAATATGTTTTAATTCAATCATATCTTCTAATGCAAAACTTACAATTTCAGTTTCTATAAGTTTATATTCTTTATTTAAGCTAGTTAATATATCATCATAAGTACGAGGAATATTTTTGCTTATATATAAATTGGATATATATTGTTTCATCAAATCTATATCAGTTAATATAAATTCTGTATCAAATGTGGTAGTATCTATTTCTGATTTTTTAAGTTCAGGAAATGTTTTTGTACATTTAAATTCACATGGTTTAAAACCACATATAAATGAATTATCACGATCACCTATTTCATAGTTTTTAATCGTCTTACCCTGTGATGTATTAATATCAAATTTCATATTTAATAGTTTTACAGGATATAACAAAACCTCTCGATTTAAATTGCAATCAATAGAACTCTCTTTTAATATATTTTCAACTGCAATAATACGTTTCTGTTTATTCTCACTAATTCGATAAGTGCGCAAATCTACACTCTCTTCTTCGCCCTTAGCGTCAGCTCCGCCCTTAGCGTCGCCCCCACAAACATTTGCATGAAAATAGATGGTTACATTCCTATCTTCTTTGGGTAAATTAACATGAGAACATGTACGAACTGCGCGTCCTATAATTTGTTCAGCACGGTTTAAGTTATACCATGGTTCTAATATATGAACTTCGCGGATCATTTTAAAATCAATGCCTTCAGTGCCAATCTTACTAACAATAATGACTTTAATAATATCACCATTCATATTTGCAGTAGACTTAGCAATCTCAATTTCACGATCATTATCTGGAGATAGCTCTTGTTTTCGTGAAAGTACGCAATATTTAAATTTAGACTTTACTTTATCGGATAAGTTTATTTTATCCATAATATTTCGATTCTTACCATCTGCACTATATCTCGACATACCTATATGTTCTAATGCACATGCTAATGGAAAAAGTCCAGCTCCATAATATCTAGAATAAATGAATACAATGCCTTTAGCTTTAACAATATAATCGATTAATGTTTTAATTTTAGGGGCATATGTATCTAGATGTTCGTAGCTTAAGAATTCACCATATTTTTCTTTAACATGTTCTTTATATTTAATATGAAAAACCTTACTATTAGAAATATCAAAACATGAATTAAAACCCGTTAAACCATATGTTACACGTGAATTCTGTTTCCAATTCTCAGCAGGATAGACAACATTTGATACTTGCATGGTATTCTGTACATCATTATTTCTATCTTCTAGATCTTCTTCTGCTATAAATTCTGGCTCAATATAATCAGGATCTTGATTACCCATAGCATCCTTAATATCCTTGCGCTTAAACGAATTATATATTTCATATTGATAAGCACTCATCTTGCTAGTAATAATTTCTAGAAATTTAATCTTTGATTCTTCAGGTATTACTTCACCATAGACATCTTTTTTAGGATAAGTTTTTAAGATATTTGGGTCAGTTTTATTATTAATACTAGGAAATAGACGAAATGGGAATGAGAAAGGATTTTCACCTCTCATATAACTAACATATCCTCTACATTTATCTCTTAATATTTTCTCGCCTGCGCTTGTGAGATTACTTTCTTTATCAAATAAATCTGATCGCTTTATTGTTTTAGCTCGATCATTAGTTAATAATAAATTCATCATCCATACAATTTCATCTGCTGTATTATACATAGGCGTAGCTGTCATTAATACTAATTTTACATTTTCTATAATATTCATAAGTTCTAAGAAAGCTTTAGATATTTGTTTATCACCAGTTTCAGAAGGTAACCTTAAATTATGAGCTTCATCTATAATAATTAGGCGATTCGAAAATCGTTCTTTAATAGTTTCTTCGTATAGAGTTTTACGACGTAATATAATATCATTTAACTTTGATGGATCAATTGGGTCTTTAATTTGTTCATTTATTTTTTTCTTACGATTTTCCATATAAATAGCAAGTTCCTTATATCCTACAAATTCATATCTTTGTTTAATAATATTATTTATTTTTACTTCAAGAGCTTCTTTAGTTAATAAATTTTTATCGACAATCATATTGGGATATTTTAGACCGGTGCATTGTTGTGCACGATTAATATCATAAATTTGTTTTTTAAAGTTATCTTCAATATTACCAGATAAAATAACTAACACTCGTTTTTCATGTGTATCATAATATTTTTCTGCGATATTTATAGCAGTACATGTATTATGAGTAACTGTAAAATCGCCTAATAGATAACGATGATTACCATCGAGAGTAAATCCATAATATTGTCCACGGCCTACTTCATTTACCATAATATGTGATGTCGTATCTTTATGAAATCGGGTATATGGTACTTCTTCACTGCCAGTCATAGCATAAATTGTCTTAACATTAAAGCCTAAAGATCTGCCTAAATAGGTTAGATCTGCGGATTTTTTATAAATAATAAATACTTCATCTTGTAGATTACCAAAAGTATTTACTAATCCGAAGAAATATTTCATTCTTTTTTTAACAGAATTATATAGATATTCTTTAGGAATAGGAATATTTTCATCGAACTTTTCAGCAGCATCGAATGGATCTATTTCTGTTTCCACCTCAGGAAATTCCACAAATGTAGAATATCCATAGAGGCCTTTCTTTAAGCTATCAGGTAGAGTAAGATAATGTCGAACTTCAATTTCATGTATACCTTCATCCTTATCTTTAAGAACTAGAATATGTTCAGAATTCACACGATATGTCATACCATTTGATTGAATAATATCGTATAATACATCTTCACCTTGAGCTAAAGACATTACAGTTCTAGCTGTAGAATCATCTCCCATTAATGTGTCACCTATTTTGATATCTTGAACAGGTTTAATACTGCCATCATGCATTAAAATCGGTGTATCATATGCGTGGCATTTACCGACACCGACGGAATGATAAATCAATAAACTTCGATAGGGTGTCAAAGGTGATATAAAATTTTTAATTAATTTTTGATTAGGGGTTAATTTAAATTCACCCATACATTTATCTTTTACAATATCATCATATGAAGTATTTTTATCTTTTTCAAAATGGCTTTTATTGCGATAAAATTCTTCTTTTTTATATATAATTTCATTAAAGTTTTTATTAGTATATGTCGGATATGGTATAAATGATTCATAATCATATTTAAAATCTTTATCTTCTAATTGTTTCTTAGCTATTTCAACATGTTTTTCGTATTCAATACCTGATTTTTCTTGATAGGTTTTAAATAATTCTTGATATAAGTTTTCCATATTCGTACTTGTTATATTATGAGGTTTTTTTATAAAATTAGTAACGTTGTTTTTTTAAAATCACAGATAATACTCGTTTTGCTAATTCTTTACGTTCAACGTTATAAGGGCGAATATTATCTAACATTTCATCAAAAGTGAACCATTCTACTTTTTTAATTTCTTTGCAGTGATTTGTGATCATATTATCAGAGTTTTCACCTACATATTTAGAAAGATAATATACATGTTTATATCTAATTTTATTAGAGCCAGAGAATATTTCTTCGAGTGGTTTAATATCATGTAAGAATCGAATTGATTTTAAGTGAATACCAGATTCTTCACGGAATTCGCGAAGAGCACATGATATATCATCTTCATTTATATTGCGTCTACCTTTTGGAAATCCCCATTCTGTATGAATGAATTGTGCTTTTGTAGTTTCTAATAGAAAATTAAGTGAAAAATGTGTAGTTGTGTCATCATTGGCTTTAAGATAATATCCTTTTTTCAATTGATTAAATTTCTCACAAGCTTCATTATATTCTTTAGTAAAGTTTTTATTAGTTTCATCTTCTGTTTTACACCACATTGTTTTCCATAGAGAATCAAATATATTTGCTTTAATACGATTATGTTCTTCTTCAGTCATATTTGAAAATAGTTTCATTAAATAATTTCTATTCTGTATACAATATTTTCCTCGAATGAATTCTACATAAGAGAGCGAATCTTTACGTTGAACCATTAAGAATTTAGGTACAAATGTCTTAGTATCTTCATCAAACATTAATTTATAACATATAATACCATAACTAATAACAGGATGATTACATGATTTATACAAATGACCATATCCCCCACAGTTAGCACACATAATATTCGTTTTTCTTTTAATATAATCCGTTCCGCTTCCCTGATAAAACCCATTATATCCGCTCTGATAATTACCTTGGTAAGCTCCTACAGTAGTTGCTGCAGCATAATATGATTTTATATTATTTTTTCCATTATGTTCTTTAATAGGAGAGTACTCGTATTCGTTAGAATATTCATTCGAGTATTCGTTAGAGTATTCGTTAGAGTATTCGTTAGAGTATTCGTTAGAGTATTCACATTTTTTTGGAGAGTAGTCTTGAGAGTACTTATTTGAAGATTCAGGGGAGTATTCATATTCTGTGGATTTATAAAAAGGTGTAGCCATAAGTACAACCATTTTTTCTAAGATTTTAAACTATACTATATATGATATTTTAATTCTTTATATAATATTCTTTTACAAATATTACTTACAAATATTAAATAATACTGTAATTATATAGATTTATATATTTAAGAGTACGTTTAATTTCATAGAAATCACCATATCTAAATATATCAGTAACGCGGCACTTAAACACATTTTTAATAGCTAACATTTTAAATAACAATAAATATATAAATATAATTTAATTAAAAAAAGATGTGCAGATATGCGTGCAGATATGCGTGCAGATATGCGTGCAGATATGCGTGCAGATATGCGTGCAGATGTAGGTGTAGGTATGACAGATGGGACAGATGGGACAGATGGGATCGTTACGACAGATGGGATAGATGGGATAGATGGGACAGATGGGATCGTTATGACCCATACTTTGATTATCCGTATTTAGCTCGATATTATTAATGGGCACTTAATATTAAATTTTATCTTAAATTTTAAATTTAAAATAAAATGTTAATATAAAATATAAAACAAAATGCCGGATTGCGATAGATGGAGATGCTGGGATAGATACGATAGACCATTTTGGCCCCCATACGGGCCTTATGAAAGAGATAGATGGTGGTCACCTTACGGACCATATGGAGATAGATGGGGTCCTTACGGACCTTATTGGCGATAGACGTCAGACTTAACACTTAAATGGCGGAATTTTTGCACGATTTAGTGTAATATAGCCACATTTTTCTTTAAAATTATTTAAAATAGCTAACAAATCAGAATATGGTATAGTAGAATCATTTAAATACGGTACAACTGATTTCATTTTATTTATATTATCTATATCTATATCTTTGATATCTTTTATATCAAAGTTCTCTATACTAGATAATACATTTTTAACATCATCATAATTTGATATAGTAAGTTTATTCTTTGTACTAAATATAGTATTTGTAATTTTAATAATATTATATAATGATATAAATTCTAGATAAGTTCTATCTGTTTTTAATAAACCAAACGTTATATTTTTATAATCAGCTTCATTTTCAAAACCGCTATTTATTTTATCTATATATACACATATGCTATTACTCATAGAATCACATGTAAAAACTGTAATTATATTAGTTGGTAAAACTTCAATCTTTTGATTTGATGATTTTTCTATAATATTTTTTATATTAAATAATTGTTTTAGTTTGTTATCAATATGGCGTTTATCAATTGTTAGTTTTGTTTCAGAAATTAACAAATAATTTACATTAGTAGACATAGAACTATTATTTTTTAAAGATAATGATGCAAATGTTCTTTTTGCATTTAATGTAAGTTCTTTTTTAGGAACTATTTGTTTAGAAGAAATAATCCAAGATCCATCAAAATCAGTTAAAATATTCTTATTATTATTATCTGTAAAATTGTCAATATAAATTCTCTCAACACTGTAACTCTTGCAATGTTCATCTAATATAAAATCTATTTTTTTATTCATAATTTCTTCAGATGCAGTTGCTAATTTCTTTCGCCAATCATTTAGAGATTTAACGTCAGTTTTTAATACGGTAACGTCAGTTTTCAGTACGCTAACATCAGTTTTAAGTACGCTTACGTCAGTTTTAAGTACGCTAACATCAGTTTTCAGTACGCTAACGTCAGTTTTAAGTACGGTAACATCGGCGCTTATAATATCAACTTTTTCGTTAATATTTTTAACTGCAACTGTGAGTAAATCTAATTTTGTATTAAGTCCGTCCATATTATTAACTTTACTTGTTAGTAAATCTAATTTTGTATTAAGTCTGTCCATATTATTAACTTTACTTGTTAGTAAATCTAATTTATTTATTAGTTCATCCATTTTATAATTTAAATTATATTTATATTTATATAGATATAGATATAACACGCAAAAAATTGATAGATATATATATATGTAATTGTATATCAAAACTACATGATCAAAAAGACATTTGCTGAGAAACAGCAAGTAATTTATGAAAAAAAAATCAATTTATATGAAGCAAAATTAAACGAGATTCGCAAGACATATAACAAAACAGGCAATCTTAGAGAAGCTATAAAAGAAATAACTAAATTATCTATAGAAGCATATAATTATAAGCCAAGTTTCAATATGTTTGCACCACAACAGATAGAGTTTGATAATTATAAAAAGCGCGTAGTAACAAAAATAAATGAGTATGAAGTAGAGTTAAAATTAACAAATTATAATATGCGATGATAATTAACTTCGACATAATGGACATCTTCTCAAGTTTTGCTGATTAGAATATCTATTCCAACGATTATCATCCCAATTATTATATTCTTCATTATATAAATTAATCAATGGATAATCAGAAACCGATGATGAAGAATGAATAATCACATATAAATTATTTCTTTATATATTAAAATGGATCCTGTAAAATTTGGCCCATGTTTATGGAGAAGTATACATATTATCGCGCTTGGATATCCTGAAAATCCCAGCGAAGTAGATAAGCAAACTTATACAAATTATTATCGTGATTTATGGAAGATTATCCCATGTCTTAAATGTTCATTAAATTATCGCAGACACTGGACAGAGATACCTATTTATTCTTTTTTAGACTCAAGACAGCATTTATTTGAATGGACAGTTTTATTACATAATATTGTAAATCAAGAATTAGGAAAAAAACAAATAAGTTTAGAGGAAGCTTATAAAATATATGACAATGATCTCGTAGATGTATCCACTCAGCAGAAGGCATTTGTGCCTACAACTGCGACAGCTATTTATATTTCAATAATTGTAGCATTAATTTTAATAATTATTGCACTTTATGCGAAATTTATTTTATATGTTTAATATAAATAAATGGCAGCTCAACAAACATTTGAAAGTAAATTTCAGAGTGCTTTAAATACAGGTATAGCTAAGTTGAGTGATTATCCATTATTACAACCAACAAATAATGTCTGGAGTTTATCTAGTAAATATGCTGATATTCAAAGTAATTATGATAATGCTGCTGCTGCTGCTGCTGATGCTGCTGATGCTGCTGATGCTGCAACACTTATATCAAAATACAAAAAAATGGCTGACATAAATTTCGATAATGGAACAGATGCAGACGCAGCAGTAGGTGAAGCAGTAACCGCATTAGGAACAGCTTCAACTGATACCGATAAATTACTAATAACACATTTAGTCAAATATACTATTAAAAAACGCGCAGCTCTAGTTTATATGTGTCTGTTATATATTCAAAAATTAAAAGAAGCACAAGGAAAAAAAGAAGAAGAATTAACAAAATTGAATACTATTATTACAAACCTGGGGAAATTAAGAGATATACTTAATACTGAACCTAAAAACTCAATAATAACAACCACAACCACAACCAACGCCACTGCAACTGATAAAAATGCTGCCTCTAAATTTGAATATATCGCAAAAGTTCAAACAGAGCTTACTGCTTTAGCCAATAAAAAGAAGGCGGAATTAGATAACAAAAATAACTTACTCAAAGATATTATACCATTTATTTCAAAACAATCTGAGTTAGGTCAATTTGAAGCAAGTACAATTTCCCCAGCTAAATAATCAAAAATATAACACATATTTCTTAACTTCGCTAAGATTCCCTAATTTTGCAATAACATCCGATTTCTCCCCATTTGTATGTATATTTTTTTTAGCCAACATAGTTAATATCTTGGTATTTTCGTCATTTATATATGTTTGTTCTTCTTGAAGTCGAGTTATATATGAAGAAGTTACAATTTTCTCTCCTAATTTTTGCTGAAAATCTAATGTTATTTCTTGTTGATCAGGTGAAGCTTCTACTTTAAAATAAGGTTCTTGAGCATTTTCAACTGGTTTAGGTTTAGGAGTTGTACCAGGTTGTCTGGCGTTATAAGGACTAAGAGTTCCCCCTGAGAATGGCGATGGACTAGTCGTATCAGAAAAAGCTTTAGATGTATTTGGATTATAATCTTTAATTCTCTTGTATATTATATCTAATGGACTAACAATATTAAATATTTGTTGTTCATTAATAGTATTAATTTGATACTCTAAATTTATATTTTTATTAGCTTTTTTAACACAAAGTTTCATTAAAGTAAGTATATTTTCTTTATTTTTATTAATAAATTTAATATTTAACTTTTTATTTTCTGCATATATTTCCAGGAACATATTATTATGTAAATATTGATAATAACTATCATAAGTAAAATCAGTAAAATTAGTAGGCTTACTATCAATAAATTCTTTTAAAATTACTATATTTGGAAAGTTAATTTTTACTAAATTATTATCAATATTTTTATTAATAAAACTTACATTTATTTTATTTTCAAAGTATGAATTAATATAATTTTTATAGTTTTGATCAGTTATATTATTCCCAATATATTTCATAATGCTTAAAAACATATAAACTCCTAATTTTCTTAATAGATTATGTTCATTATCGTTTAATTCTATATTAGGAAAAGTAATATTTTTATTTTTATAAATATAAGAATTTGCTTTTTCTTCTTCTGTAAAATATTCATATTTATTTTTAACTTCAGGATGAAAATTTAATCTTTCTAATGAGAAAAAATCTATAAAAAATTGTTTAGGTGTGCGACCACCAGTTTTAAAATTTTCAATATTATTAAAATCGATATAGTTATTAATAATATTTAATGTATTAAAAAATATTCCGGTTTTATTTGGATCTAATTTTGCTGTATAATGTATAGCCATTTGATTAAGTTTTCTCATACATCCTGTTAAAACATTAGTAAAAAATGTGAGCATTTGATCTTTAAAAACTGTAATAATTTCATTTTCTTGCTGTTTAAAATCTTGTATAGTTGGCAAACTTAATGTTTTAGATAAAGGCATTTTTACTATAGTTGTAGTTCCAGATGTTTCAACAATATACCCGCGAGCTTCTTTTCCACCATCTGCGCCTGTATATTTATAGAAATCATCTTTAGATAACATATTTTCTTCTCTATTTATAATAAGCTTAATATTAGATAAATAAACTACATTATCTATAGTTGTGTTAATATCTGTCAATTGAGTATTACTATATATAAATATAACCGTTTGATCAGAAGAATTTGCTTGAGAAACATTACTTGTAGGATAAGATGAATTTTGAATACAATTATTAAAATTAAAATTAGGAATATTAATTTTACAAGTATCAGTAGAAGAATAATATATATAATCTATTTTAATAATATTAACATTTACATTAGTTAAGTTGATAGGATTTCCACTTAAATCTGGAGACAACATTG